GCCTTATTAAACGGAAACGTAAAAAATTCTTTTTCTGATTTTATGCAGAAAAAAATCGGCAAAACTACTTTTTATTATACTCCCGCGTTCAAAAAAAATAATTCTAACGAGTACGTACCTTCTGCTGTGTCTACTCTATCTCGCAGTATATTTTTACCTTCCGCAAAAGAAATATACTACGGATTTCCTGATAACGATAGTTCTATTAACGACATTTGGGGTTATGGATGCAACGCAGAAGGAAGCCCGCTCCCTACAGCAAAAGAACTTCTGAGAAATCCTTTTTTTATGGTCGGAGACGTTTACAGCCCGTATCAGCAGTGGACGAGAACTCCCGTTACCCATCTTGAATATTTTGGTATGGGCCCTTCTGTTGGGGATATCTATTATCGTTCTATTGTTGTTTCAAGGTATTGGGACAAAGCGCATCTTGGTAATTCTAATGACGAAGAAGAATTATTTTTTTATGACTGTATCGGTTCTGGCGACACTGCCTATAAGTGCTATCATTACATGTTTACCGTTCCGAGTAATTTGCTTATCGGATATCAAAACAGAGTTGAGGAAGAATAATTTATGGCTCGTTGGATTACAGACCGAACGCAATCAGATGTTGACCGCGTGAAAGAAATTACCGCAAAGGCGAGAACAGGCACGTGGACAAAAGCCGAACAATCGGAATGGCTTGCCGGAATGAAAGGCGCTTTAAGCTATACAGATTTTAACCGCATAGAATCCGGCATTCAAGAGCTTGGCTCAATCCTTGGCGCTTCTGTTTCTGTTCGGACCGATTGGACAGTCGATGGATATATGAAAGTCTCCGATACAACACGTTGGCTTTCTAACATCAACTCCATTCGCGCTAAATGCTCTGGCCCATCTGGTATTGCAGATACGCCAGAAAGCATGAACAAACTCGATTTTTCAACGATGAATCAAATCGAGCAAATTTTGTTCGACATTGAAACGCTTGCTAAAACATACGTTACGTTTTCCGGTGAATACATGACAGGAGATGGACAATATGGTTTTTGAAGACCGTGTGGCAAAATATCCGGGTCGATGGACAATGGTAAAGTCGAATGGAACATCCGAAATTGTCACTCTTATCCGAAATGACGAGCCAACAAAAAAAGGAACGCCAATCAATGCGGCTACTCTTAATGAGCTTAGTACCGTTGCGGGAGCAATTAACGCAAAAGAAGAAGCCGTTTCAGCAGCGCAGGCTGCTGCATCCGAAAGGACTAAAGCAGAACAAGCGGCTGCAAATGCTGCGAACGCTGTTAAGGTTGATTTGAAAAAATACTCTGACAAAGCAGCCACGAGCGCATCAAATGCGGCGGAAAGCGAAAAAAATGCGAAACTGTTTGCAAATGCTGCGCAGGAACACCAGACCGGAGCGGAGGCTGCACAGAAAAAAGCAGAAGATGCCGCCGATCGTGCCGCTGCCATCGTAAGCACCGATAAGACGCTAACGGTAGAAAATGTTCCGGCCGATGCAAAGGCCGTGGGTGAAGCCTTAAAGAATCTGAGTATTCGACCGGCTACATCCACAGCGCTTGGCGTAATTAAGGTGGGCAGTGGACTTTCTGTGACCGATGATGGTACGCTGAGCGCCGATGCTCAGAAATACACCCTCCCTGCCGCCACCGCAACCACGCTGGGCGGTGTGAAGGTGGGCAGCGGTCTGAAGGTCACTGCGGACGGAAAGCTGAGCGCCGATGCTTTAGCGGCGTATCCGGTGGGCAGCATCTACCAGAGCACCGCCTCCACCAGCCCTGCCGCCCTGTTTGGCGGCACATGGGAGCAAATCGCATCGGAGCGCGTGCTGATGGGTGCCAGCAGCAGCCACAAAGCGGGCACCACCGTGAAGGCCGGACTGCCGAACATCACGGGCTCTTTTGTCGCGGATGTAAAAAAAGGTGAAGGTACGGTATCCGGCGCATTCATTACCGGTGGCAATGTCGCAGTTACGGGCGAATTCAATAACGCTTCTAATGTACGTAAGTTCAGTCTGGATGCGTCCAAGTCTAATGCCATCTACGGTGCAAGCGATACCGTGCAGCCCGCCGCCTACTATGTGCACATCTGGCGCCGTGTGGCCTGAGAAAGGAGGTCTTGACTTATGAAAATCATTGACGAGAACGGTGCAGCCATTGAAAACCCTGACCTGACACTGGGCTACCTGACCGGCAGCACCGAAGAAGTCACCCACCCCGCCGTAGAGGGCGTGGAAGAGCAGTGGCACTGGGAGACCGTGACCGAGTATCCGAACGGCGGCAAGGATGTGCAGAAGGTCGTTGACCGCCCCGGCGTACCGGCACAGGAGGAATGGGTGGAACAGGTTCCCATCCAGAAGTACGTCCGCTACACCGCCGAAGAGCTGGCCGCGCAGGAGCAGGCGAAGAAAGATGCCGAAGCGCGAGCCAAGTTGCCTGAAACGGTGGCGGCGTTGCAAAAAGAAAACGAGATGCTCAAGCAATGCTTGCTTGAAATGAGCGAGATTGTTTATGCATAAAATCACACAAAAATTAGAAAGGATGGTACGTATGATGGCAATGTTATGGGCACAGGAAATCATGTCTGCTGAGACTATGGAGGGCGCAAAGGCTCTGTACGAGCGTTGCCCCCGCCTGCTGAAGGAGAAGGTCAAGGCAATTCTTATCAAGAGCGGCTTTGAGGAGATCGTACAGGAGGAGTAAGCGATGGAAAAACTTTTGGAATTTCTGGTGGGGCTGTTGAAGGTGCTCTTCTGCGGGAAAAGCGAAAGTCCTGCGCCGGAAACACCCAGAGAAACTCCCGTTGAGGAAGCCGTCACCGGCTGGGAGGGCGACCCGCCATACCGGTACATCGACGTGAGCCGCTATCAGGGTGCGATTGACTGGGCGCAGGTGGCAGCGGCGGGCTACAAGGGAGTGATGCTCAAGACGGTGAGCACCAACCACAAGCTTTCCAAGCGGGCGGATGGACTGTACATCGACCCAACCTTTGAGGACAATTACCGCAACGCCAAAGCGGCGGGTCTGGACGTGGGTGTCTACTACTATACCTACGCCACTAATAAGGACATGGTCAACGCAGAACTCTCCCTGCTGCGTCAGGCGGTCTACGGCAAGGAGCTGACTTTGCCGGTGGCGGTGGACGTGGAGGATAACCGGCTTGGCAATCTGGACAAGCAGAGCCTGACTGACCTGACCGCCTACGCTCTTCACGAGGTGGAGCAGCTGGGTTTTTACGCTCAGCTTTACACCTACACCAGCTTTGCAAAGGCGCATCTTTTTGTGGGCGGTGCGGCTCTGCACCCTTATGACGTATGGCTTGCTGACTACACCGGCAAAACACCCAACGTGACGTTTAACTACAACGCTCACCAGCACACCAGCAAGGGCGCTGTGCCGGGCATCAGTGGCAACGTTGACCTCAACGTGACCACCCTCAACTACCCCAGCATCATAAGCAAGAAGGGTCTGACCCGTCTCCGGGAGGGTGCATGAGCGAAAAAGAAGCTTTGCTGTGGGTTCTGGGCATTCTGGGCAGCCTGTGTGCCGCAGCCATCACAATTGACAAGGTACTTGAAATCATCCATAAGTACATCAAAAAGGCAAAAGCCCCCGACGATGTGCAGAACAAGCGCATTGATGCCATTGAAAAGCGACTGGATGCGGTAGAAACTGTTTCCGCGCAGCACGCCGCAGCTCTTAGGCGTGACATGACGCGATTTGACGGCATCGATGAAGAAATGCGTCTCGTCCTTGTTGGCGTGCAGAACCTTTTGGATGCGCAACTATCCGGCAACAACCGAGAAGGTATGCAAAAAAGCAAGACCGACATTAACAACTACCTACTGAAAGGAGTAACAAATCATGGAAGCAATCTTTAACTTTATCCCCGCACCCATCGCACTGGTGCTGATGGTCATTGGCTTTGCCGCGCTTGCCGTTGGTGCTATCCGGCTGGGGTACAAGCAGTACGTCAAGCAGTGGGCGCTGGAGCTTGTGACCATCGCTGAGGACAGCATCATGGGCAGCGGTCAGGGTGCTAAGAAAAAGGCACAGGTCTTTGCCGCGCTGCGCGGCGCACTGCCGGACTGGCTGAAGCCTTTTATCACCGATGAAGTGCTGGACAGCGTGATCGAAAAAGCTGTCAGTCTGATGAAGAAGGCACTGGCAGAAAAGAAGCCCACGATCGGGAAGTAAGGAGGATATCATGGCAAGCACTACATACGACCATTTTGCCAACCCCGGCAAAATGTACGCCGCACAAGAGCATTTTCGGCACGTCACAAAAATGGTCTGCGCACGTCTTCGTGGCCTCACGAAAACATACCATTTTCCCGACGTTGCCAAACTGGTGACGTTTTGTCACCAGTTTGCCGTGCTTGGCACTATGGTGCGCAACGCCGGACAGCTGCCGCAGCCCTTCTGGCTCGGTGCTGCCTGTGGCGGCGGCTCGCATAGTCTTTCCGCCAGCGTTGCAAGGACTTAATGCAGAACAAATAAAAGCTGTGATAAAACGTGCGCCGCTTGGGAGGTATGACCGGAAAATCGCCCGGTTGCGGTACGTTGACCAGCTATGTCAAGTTGATATTGCAGCGCGTGTGCCGTATTGTCGGACATCAATCGGCAATAGGCTGAAAATTATTGATAAAATGCTGGGCGTGTGATATAATAACATCAATTGGGTGCGATTTTTTTCACGAAACGCATTGAAGCGGCAGGCTTTCGGGTCTGCCGCTTTTCTTTTTGCACGATTTGTGGTATAATAATCTCAACAAATCCACCCGGCCTCTCGAAGAAGCGCAACAGGGTGGATATCTGAACACGTCAAGCCTCTCAACGATGCGTATCATGGCGTGTCTTTTTCGTTGATACAGTCTCCCGTCCGCCTACTTATAGTGCGTACCATGCGGGAGACGATTTTATATGAATTATGGCAAATAAAATATATCACTTTTTGTCCCGCGTTTTGTTCGCTCTGATTATTTTTGGGGCGACATCAAGCGTTCTAAAAACCGTCCTTCCATTTTGGCATAGTGCATTTATAGGCGTGGTTTTATCGGTATATGCGTCTTTGCATTATACGCCATACGATTTATGATTTGAAAGGCTACGGCCTTTGTAGAGAGCGGCATTGCCTGTGGGCGGTTCCGCTCTTGATTTTAGACTTTGCCGTTTCGGTGGCATAAAAAATCCTCTGCTTTGTCGAAGCCCTGCGTGCCACGCTGGGTACTTGTAGGCAAAGTGGGGGATTTTGTTTTATTTACACTAGTTTTGTCGAAGCTCTTGTCTTGCAAGTCAAAACGTGATATTTTATTTTTGCTTCCAATGTGAAGCCCTTAACAGTTAAGCGCTCATGCGGATTTTTCCGTATGGGCGCTTTTCTTTTTTGTCCTTCATTTGACGTTCCTTGTCTTTCGTTTTCTGCCGATGCGGTACACTGGAAACACAAGGAGGGATGTTTTATGAGCTATTATCCGGCACCCGGAGCGCCCTACGTTCCGCAGCAGCCTGTCAACCCTTATGGCGGCATGGGAACGGTAGGCCTTACCACTTCCCTACCGAACGCGCAGATGCAACAGGCACAACCGCAGCGTCCGCAGCCGATGAATGGGCAGCAGCCTGTTCAGCAATCGGTACAAGATGGCGGTTGGCTGCTCGGCAGACCTGTTTCCAGCAGGGAGGAATTTCTGGCAATACCGTCTGACCTGTACGGCAGACCGACCTACTGCCCAGACTTGCGCAGTGGCGTGATCTACTGCAAGCGTCTCAACCCAGACACCTGTGAATCCTATGTGCAGGAGTTTTACAGCCCGGAAGCATGGCGCCAGATGCAGGCGCAACAGGCACAGCAGACCGCTGCACCGACACAGCAGTATGTGCCTATTGAGCAGTACAACACCCTCGTCCACCGTCTGGATGAGCTGGAAAAGTGGCAGAAGAGCTTTTCTAAGCCAGCTGCCGCAGCGAAGAAAGGAGAATAAGCGATGTCCTCTCCGTTTGATATGATTACTCATAGCCCCATCATGCAGCTTGCAAATCTGGCTCGCGCCGGGCAAAACCCGATGGGGCTTATCCAGCAGTTAAGCGGGCAGAATGCTCCTATCATGCAGGGTTTGAACCTGATTCAGGGTAAGAACGAAGCGCAACTCAGGACGATGGCGCAGAACCTCGCCAAAGAGCGTGGCATCGACCTGAACCAGCTGGCAAGCGTCCTGAATCTGACGCTGCCCCGATAACGCATCCCTCTAAGCGAAACGCTTCTCAGTTTTGCGGACTTGACAAAAACCGCTTTGATTTGGCTTTGCCCGCTGCACACGGTAGCGGGATAGCATAACGCAAAACTGAAAGGAGTTTTGTTATGGACGATTTTGCAACTGGTTATCTGGCTGGGCAGGACGGCGGTAATAACAACGGCGGATTCTTCGGTAACGAAGGTCTGTGGGCGGTTATCATCCTCGCTATCATCTTCGGCTGGGGCACGAACGGCTATGGCCGGAACGGCGGCGACAACGGCATGAACAGCTACATCCCCTATCTGGTCGGCACTGGTGCAACCGGGCAGGGCGGTAACGACACCCGTGCGGCTCTGTCTGAGGGCTTCTACCAGCAAGACACCTCCCGCTCTCTGGCGGGCATCCAGAGCGGTATCTGCTCTCTGGGCTATGACCAGCTGGCACAGATCAACGGAATCAACGCCAACATTGCGAACGGCTTTGCTGGCGTGAACAGCGCAATCTGTCAGCTTGGCTACCAGAACGCACAGCTCATAAACGGCCTGGAACGCAGCGTGTCCAACGGTGACAACGCCATCAGCCTTGCCATCATGCAGGAGGGCAACGCACGGCAGGCGGGTCAGACCGCACTTTCCACGCAGCTTGCATCTTGCTGCTGCGAGAACAAGCAGCTCATCGGCGACCTGAAGTACACCATTGCACAGCAGGACTGCGCTACCCGTCAGGCTATCGCAGACAACGCCCGTGCCATCGTGGACAACTGCAACGCCAATTTCCGCAGCATGATGGACTACTTCACGCAGGATAAGATTGCCACTCTGACCGCTGAGAACCAGAACCTGAAGTTCGCTGCTTCTCAGGATCGTCAGAATGCGCTTCTGACCACTGTGATGTCCCAGCAGACCGATACCATCCTGAACCGGGTCAATCCTCGTCCGATTCCCGCTTATCAGGTGGCAAACCCCAACGTGGGCGTGAACTGCTGCGGCTGCTGCTAACCTACACACTCCCCGATAATACCGGGTGAACCATCGGGGCAGGGGTAAGACACCTCTGCCCCTGATTTTTCAGGAGGAAAACATTATGGCTTGCAAAACAAGCTGCAAACTCTGCCCGCACCTCGTCATCTCAGATGCGGTGACGTTCGCCAACGACACGCTGACCATCAACATCCCTGCTGGCGCATACCAGAATGGAGAGCGTTATTGCATTGTGGTTGCTCAGAGCATCCCGGACACGACCACCATCAACGCCTCTGTGGTCATCACCATCGGTGCAGGAACTACCGCATACCCTCTGACCGACTGCAACTGCGCTCAGGCAACCGCCGAGAGCATCCACACTCGCACCCGCTATGCTACTCGTGTGGCAACATCTGCGACCGGCACCGGCACGTTCAAGTATCTTGGCTGCTTCTGCCGTTCCCACGCTGGTGCGCCCGCGTCTATTTCTTGAGGAGGTGTAGATTATGGGCAAGACTAATTTTCGCCGCATGATGATGCTCCGTGAACACGACAAAAATCGTGAGCCGGAACGTGACCGCCTTGAGGAAGAGCGTGACCGCAGGGAGCGTGAGATGGAACGCCGTCTGCGTAAGCTGGAAGGCGGCAACGACCGCTACCCCTACTATCCACAGGAGGATAACCGCTACATCGGCCCCTACCCTATCCCCCGCTATCCTGACGTAGAGAATGGGCGCAGAATGCCTCAAATCGGCTTCTCACAGAACGGAGACTGGGACAAGCGGTCTGGGCAGTACGAACGTGGCGGTGCGGATAGCCGCTCGATCAGGATGCCGCGCCAGCACCTCACCCACGATGAAGCGGAGGAATGGTGCGACAGCATGGTGAACGCTGACGGCACGAAGGGCTGTCACTGGACGCTGGAACAGACGCAAGACGTTGCCAAACAGCGCAATATCACCTGTGACCCAAACGATTTCTGGGCTGTCATGAACATGATGTACTCGGATTATTGTCAGGTTGCAAAGCGTCAGTCCGTTGACACTCCGGGCTTCTACGCTGATATGGCAAAGGCGTTCCTTGAGGACGCGGATGCCGCAGATGGCAAGGCATATCTCTACTGGGATTGCATTGCTGATAAGTAATACAGAACCCCTGTGTAGTCGTAATGACCGCACAGGGGTTTGTGCTTTATCAAGTTCCTGTATCTCCGATTTTTTGCATGGTGCTTTTGAGATTTGGCACATCTGCTTCCGGCATTTTACGTTTGATGCCAATAATCGCTTGCGTGATTCCAGCTTTATTTAGCTGGTTTACAGACTTACGGAATACAAAATCAATGTTTATATTCGCTTTGATTGTTCCGTCATCTTCAAGATAGCAGTTTGGAATCCACACGTTTTGATTGCTCCCATTGATTTTGAAACGCTTTGCTTTGTAGTAACCGTAGTCCTCTCTTACAATCAGCTCAACAGGAATACCCTTGTAATATTGAGTGCCCGTGTTGTACTTTTCAGCCAGTTTTGCTTTACGTTTTGCTACCTCTGCGTTGATTTTTGCTTGTTCCTCTTTGCTTCTGCGCTTGCGTGGCTTGTATGTACGCATAATCTCTCCATCCTCATTCCCAAAGCAAACATTTTGATTTTAGATTAAATAAGTCGTGCGGATGGAATACAAGACTCTTGTCAAGTTCCACAATACTAACAACGAAAAACTTGCCGGGAACTTCTCGTTCGATTTTCGCTTTCGCTTCTTCCTTGCTGTTTGCAAACAAGACGAACGGAGTTTGGAAATGTCTGCATTTTTTGTCATCATCGTACTGGATTTCAACCCAATAGAAATTTTCCATATATTGCTCCTTTGCTATCTCAATATTTTACAGGCGGTTCAGGCAACGGCATCCAGTATGTAATATTGTGAGGTTTTCCGTTTTTATCTCGCCATTCACCAAAGTCTTGCTCATATCCAACAATGTCAACATCAAATTCGTCTGGGCTAAATCCAATAACATACGGATTGCATTCGTCTGGCATCTCGTTTTTCACGTTTATCCACTGCCCAATTTTAGGGGCGTTTGAAATGTCATACGAACAGTATCCAATACATTGAGCTACCCCTAACTCATCCACGAGGTTCCTGTTTCCAATCTTCGTGACGCAAACATCGTGAACCCTCTGCCACCCACTCTTGTAATCGGAATATTCGACTTGTGAAATTACAATATTTTCTGGGCTCAATTCTTTTCTCCCACAGGTTAAGTTCCATTCATTTGCAATTCTCTGCTTCATTCCGTATTCATTGGCAAACACTCTTGTTTCCTTTAGAGCGTTTTTTAAAGAACCACGATGAGGTCTATAAGCAATCATAGATCAACCCTCCGAGAAATCCTCTTCATTCATAACTTGATTTACAATTCGTTCTGTACATTCTTTGATAACCGTAGATGCAGGGACATTATCTTCATAAGCTATGTTTTCATATTGCACTCCTGCATATTCAAAGAACCTTTTAGAAAGTATTTCTGCATCCGCACGGCACAACGGCTTTAATTCGTATTGCAACGGAAATCTTCTTATAAGTGCAGGGTCAAGCCTATCAAATCGGTTTGTCGTTCCGATAATAATGACATTGTTCGGCAATCTATCCATTTCCTGCATAATCGCAATAACCACACGGTTCATTTCTCCAACGTCATCTTTTTGCCCACGAGCCATTCCGACCGCATCTATTTCATCAAAACAAAGAACGCAAGGAGCAGTTCTTACATAATCAAAAATTCTTGCGAGGTTAGATTGTGTTTGCCCCAAGTGCGAATCAACTAGACTTGAAAATTGAATCCTTAAAAACGGAAGTTTTGCTTTATGCGCAATATACCTAGCCAACATGGTTTTTCCGCATCCGCTTTGCCCATAAAGCATCAATGCTGGCAAATAAGGAATTCCCATTTCGTTCAATTTTTCAGATGCTCGATAAATAGCAACGATTTTCTGCGTTATACTTTTTTCTTCGTTCCTAAGAAGGAATCTTGCTTCTGGAAATTCTTCCGTATCCTCTGCGATCAAAAGATGCTGTAAGTTATATGGCAATTCAATAAATTCTCTTTTGCTTTCCAACTTGCGAAACATATTTTCTTTGAACTGCTCATCTTTTTTGGATGATATAGAATTCAAAATGATTTTAACGGCTTTTTGCGCGTTTCGCATATCGCCATCGCAAACAAATCGAATAAGGCGTCGCTCGCTATCATTCATCTAAGAAATCCTCCAATTCAATCTTCCCCTCTGCCGCCGCAACCGCCAGAGCGTACACGAACTGTCCAATCGTCATTCCGTGCCGTCTGGCTTCACGGTTGATGTACTTACGTTCTTCCTCGCTCATAAGGATGGTAATGCGCTTTGAACGCTTGCCATCACCGCTTGCAACGCCCTGATGCGATTCCGGCATCGGGATTTTTTTCTTTGTCAAACCAGCTTCGGCAAGTGCGCCGGATATATCGCCTTGTTCGATAAGACGTTGAACTTCCTTCGCCTGTTTCAGCTTCTTTGGCTTACTTTCGCTTACTACGGCATTGTTCGGCTTTGTTTCGCTGTTTTCGGCTTGCTTCGGCTTAATACCGCTTAATTGTGCTTCATTAGGCTGTGCATGGCTGTCTGTGGCTTCACTGCGCTTAATCGATGCTTGTTCGGCTTCGTTCGGCTTTGCTTGGCTTACTTCTTCTTCCTTTGGCTCACTTCGGCTTAATGTCTGTTCCGAAAAAATAGGCTGGAAATCAAACCCGCCAAGCAAGCCTGAGGATTTTTTGCTGGTTGATTTCATTCCTCTTCCTCCCAATCTTCATCAAGGTCAGGAACGGTCGGCAACGGCATCCAGTGAGTTATATTATGCGGCTTTCCGCTTTTGTCCCGCCATTCCTTAAAATCTTCTTCATAGCTTACAATTTCTACATCGTATTCGTCTTTGCTAAACCCGATAACGTATGGGTTTAGTTCATCTGGCATTTTATCTTCTGATTTTGCCCATTGATTATTTGCAAGTTCTTTCTGCCACTTTTTGCAATACTTTTCAGCTAGATACCACTGAGAATGAAACGCCATTTCTTTCTCTTTATCGGAAAGGTCATTAAATGAAAAACCAAAATTGATAACGTAGACTTGCTCCGTGTCATCAACACAAGTTGCATTCAAAAGATGTGGGTACAAATCGCTCATTTTTCTTCCCCCTCTACAATTTTCTGCGCCAACGCCTTGAAATCCTCTGCGCTGGTACTCTTTGCCGTATCCCCGCTAAACAGGCTGTGACGCTCTGCCTGTGCCTTACGAACGCCCATAGACGGTCTAATCTTCACGTCCAGCAGGGTTGTTCCCATGCTCTGTGCAATCACAGGAAGTTGCTCCACAACCTCTTTGGACAGGTTCTCACGGCTCTTGTACTGGTTCAGAAGCAGACCTTCAATCTTCAAAGTCGGATTGAAGTATCTGCGAACATCGCCGATGGTCTGCGAAAGCTGGCTCAAGCCAGCCAGTGCGTATCGGTCTGCCGTGATGGGAACGATGATGCTGTTGGCAGCGATCAGCGCGTTCACAAGCGCAAGACCAAGCTGCGGGGGAGTGTCCAGCACAATGTAATCGTACTGCCCAGATACGCTTTCAAGGGCTTCTCGCAACCGGAAGTTCTTGCCCATGTCCCGGACAAGTTGCTCGTCAATGTCCTTCAATGCGTTGTCAGAGGGCAGAATGTCACCAGCTTCACAGTGCTGGATTCCTTCTTCGACCGTGCCTTGCCGGGTCATCACATCAAACAGGGTGCATACGTCCTCTGTCTGTGCTCCGTAGGTGTCCGTTGCATTGCACTGGGCATCGCAGTCCACCAGCAAAACTTTCTTGCCAAGCAACTGTAACGCACCAGCCAGACAGGTGCTTGTTGTGGTCTTTCCTGTGCCGCCCTTCTGGTTGGCGACAGCTATGATTTTTGCCATTTTATCACTCTTTCTTTATTCTTTCGGTGGTTTTGGTAAAGGCATCCAATGAGTTACGTCTTCAAGGACTTCTCTATCCCCCCATTCATCGAGAGAATCTGTTTTCCATTGCCTTTTTCCGAATCTGTCTTCGGTTAAATACCCAACATCAACGTACCCTTCCGTAAAAACAATTACGTTTTCCAATTCTTCTGGCAACTGATTCTTTACGCTTATCCAAGCTGGATAGCTGTCTGGCACTTCAAAGCTATCTGCGTCAATAGAATCAAGACAAGTCCCAATTCCACAAAGATACTCGCTGTCATTCGGACGATGAAGTGCTTCCACTTCGTTGTAATGGTTTTGCAGATAATCTCTTAGCTTGTCTGCATCAATCAGTCTCATACCTTCTCCTTTCTGCATCATCTGCTCAATGTGCTGTATCTGACTACTTTTGCAATGCGTCAATGGAATAGAACGCTGGCATATACCTGTCTACGATACCTGCCTTGTCCACGCTTCTAATCAGATAGCCAACAGGCCTGTCAGGGAACGGAGACCTGTCCAAAGACAAAATATCCTTATACGCAGCCTTTACCGTGTCGTAAACCGCTTCTCTGCGTTTTGGCAGCTTGATTTCAGGATGTTCTTTCTTCATCCACTTCTCAACTACCTTCGCCACGTCAATGCAATCCTGCTTTTCCAGTTCATCGCACACAGACCAGTCGAAGTCCTCGTATCCGCTTCTGCGGGGCTTTCTGGCGGCTTTTTGAGGTTCGGTAGATACTTCGCTTGCCTGAGCTTCAATCAGCGTTTCAGACGCTTTAATTTTGGGCTTAAACTTGACTGCCGCAGCCTTTCGCGCCACAAGGACTGGTTCATAGGTCACAACAATGTCAGACACAGCATTGATTTCATCCACTGCAACGTCAAGCACTCGCTTGCGAAGGTTCTTATAAACATCGTAGCTGGCTTCCATTGCTCCGAGCTGCTCTCTCAACTTCTTCAGACTGATTTCATGCGGTTTGCTGTCCATGTTCAACCAGTCACGAAGAATCGAGTAAAGCAGAATGCTGTATTGTGATTTCATCCGTGACGTGTAACGCAGCCGATACCGAACATAGCCGCTTTCGGCAATATCAAAAAAGATGGGTCGAAGGTCAGGGTTGCAAGTGATTGCCACAACATAAGACCTTGTTTCCGGCACATAGTCCAGTTTTGCCCTTGTGAAAAGGACAAAGCTCTCAAACGTCCCCTTCTCTTTGTCAATGGGAATCGACACCGTATTGCCCAAAAAGTGCTTGATTTGCGGCTCAATCCTTCGTGCATCAAGGCTTTTCAGTCCGAGCAGGTCTCTGTACTCTGCCAACGAGAACTCCACACGGCTGCTGTTTGGGTCTCTTGGATTTATTCTTGACAAGTAAACCTCTAGCAACCGGAGCTCGCCTGCCGTGTAGTCCCTGAACTTTGCCCACACAAGAGATTTGCTTTTTTCGACAAGGTTGTTGTCGGATATTTTTTGCATCTGTTCGCCTCCTTTTCTAGCCTAAAAGCAGTATATCACAGATTGGGGGACAAGTCAATGCATTCTGTCCCCCGTGGCTTGTCTTTTTGTCCCCCATAGGGTCGTCAAAACGTCCCCCATGACTTGTCAAAACGTCCCCCATGATTTGTCATTTCGTCCCCCATCTACATATTATATATTAAACAAGAAATAAACAAGAGGTTAAATATCATCGTTAAATAGGCGATGACGATAATTTTCAACAATTTCTTTATTTTCCATTCCGGTTTGTGAATAACTGAACTCTGCATTTGCTAAATAAGACTGTAGCCGGAAAGAAGCTGTGCATCGTTAGTCACATTAAACGTGGACGGATTGCGGATAGGTGTACAAAAAGTGGATGGAAAGGTATACCTAATCTGCACTATGGGGGACAGATTGACAAGCTGACCAATCACAGGTAATAAATTAACGATAATTCGTTATTTATTACACACGAATATTGTCGATTTCCGGTTTATGGGGGACGGAATGACAAGGCAAATTTGCCCGATAGGTGTACAAAAAGTGGATGAACGAGGACAAAATTTTTTTCAAAAACTGCGATAATTCGACAATCAGCGCAAAATATTTTCTTCGTTGATGGTATAAGAATCGTTTCGCTTCATCGCCGCAGCTTCCCCACAGTCCTGTGCCTGATACAAAATCTGCATATTGGGTTGTGTTCCGTCTGGATCTGGGTCGGTTTTGGTGGCCTGTGCCATTTCATAATGACCTGTGACGGTGCGGCAGACGGATACACGATCACGCAAAGTCGTGTGAAGATTGGCTACCATTTCGCATAGAACGGCAAGGTAATCTGAGCCGTGATTGCCATAGATCAGATAGCACAGCAGGTCAATTTCTTGCGGATGGGCTTCTTTGATATGCTCTATTAGCGCATCCCTCTTTTTTTCGGTGCTGGCATCGCCAGCCAGGCTTTCCAACAAGCCAGGATGCAAACAGGTGTCTATGTATGGCTTGGCAGCAACACCGCAGCACACGAACCACTTTATGATAGTAGAAGCATCTGGGGTCATTGTTCCTTGCTCATAACGAAAAATGGATGTCCGGCCTACACCCATTTTGTCCGCAAGCTTCTGCTGGCTAAGCCCGGATTCTGCTCTTGCCATCTCTAACGCTTTTGCCACTCGTATCCTATAATCATCCATAAATACCCCTCTTTCGACAAAATGATACAAAAACAAAAGAATTTAACTGATATATTGTTCAAAATGCGAAACAATAATTGAAAAAAGTCGCTGTTCCATTGAAACAGCGAGATGTGGTATAACTGTATTGTCAAAAAATTCCAAATAGAAAGGAAACACAAAATGAAAGAAACTGTAATCTGGAACCATGAACGTATGCCGATCATCGATGGAATGCCTGCCAGCGTTCCCGATGGGCAGCCACACACACCTGAACCATGGGAGGAAAGCGAATGAACCGAACTGTAGATGCTCTGATTATTCCATACGCTCGTAGACGGACGCTGGAGCTTGTCCTGAGCCTTTCTGGGTACGAAGCTGATAAAGATGCTTACCTCGAAGCAAAAGGCATCCTAGAACGCGCCGTAGCCGCCTTAAACGATGGACGCGACCCGGCAGATAACATCGAACGCATTGACGGGCAGCTCGTAGAGCTGTGATTGGAGGAAAGATGGATAGGCGTTGTCCCTTTTGACTTGAACACTCGCGGCTTCCCTGATGTGAAGTGATGGATGTGAAGAAAACGATTGATTTTTACAAAGTTGTTAAAAATACATTGACTTTACAACTAGAAGATGTATAATCGTATCAAATGAACATCTGAAATTACCGATCGGGAGGATATGCCACAATGAGTGAACAGGAAAGAGCCAAGATTGACCGATTTATTGCATGGCTGCTGGAACATCCTGAAAAGATTCCGGCAGCGGAGCAAGCCCTAGACCTAGAATAACAGAAAATCCCTTGCGCAGAGCTATACCAGCCCGGCACAAGGGATTCTTTTATTTTACCGGGCATGAACGTTACATCTTCTCGATCAGGTTCATCAGAGCTTCACGCTGTTCCTTCGGCATAGATTCAAGTTTTCTTCTAATCCGCTCCACTGCTGCATCGACTTCACTTTGCGGCTGCTGGGGCGGGTTTTCTTTTTGGTCGCCAGTAAGAAGGTAGTCAACCGTAATATCGAAATACTGCGCCAGCTTAACGGCGTTTTGGTTGGTCGGCTTTGCATCGTTCCCTGCACCTGCTTCGGTTCTCCAATAGCTATAAGCAGATTTCGGAACGCCAGCTTCAGTCAAAGCACGAGACGGCTTTACTCCCTTTTGCTCACATAGCCTTACGAAATTGTCAAAAAACACAAAACATACCTCCAGTGTTTGTACAAGATGACAAAGTTCTACCACTTGAACAAAAACACTTGAAAAGTTCTACTACTTGTGCTTTAATAAGGCTACCGGGTTCAATCGGTAGAACAAATTAAAGGCTTTGAACAAATAGAAGAACGTTCGATAATGTTTTTGCTTGACACCATAATATTATCATATTCTTTCAAAAAGTTCAAGTACTAGAACAAGAAAGGAGAAAAAATTTGCTTCCTAAGTGGACAGGCGATGTTGTGGGAACACTTCACGTCAACAACATCGAAATCAGAGAGCTTGCTGCAAAAATAGGATGCACACCGGAATACTTGGGAAAAATCCTGAACGGTAAGCGTGAGCCTAAAAATGCGGAAGCTAAGGTGAAAGAAGCTCTGGAAGAGCTATTAAAGGAAAGAGAGGAAAAATGAGTGGTATGAAACAGATCATCACTTTAAAGGTAGACCTTGAATGCCCGGAAGAAGCGCACCACGCCATTGACGAGGCGACAAAGGCCTACGAGGAAAGCAAAAAGCGCTGGGATGCCTTTGAAATCAACGAAGCCAAAAGCAGAGCACGAGACATTTTATACAACCTGTGCAATGAAGGTTACAGTATGATATGGACGGTCACGGATGGCGCTGTCGGCCTGACGATCTGGAAAAGTTTTAAGGAGCCTTCTGTTGGCCAGTGCTATATGCCAAAAGAAAGCCTGTTTGACATCTGGGTCGAAAAGCTAGTTGCGCTGTGCATTGCCACAGGCCGGGAAGTCCCGAAGTTTATCACAGATAAGGCTGGTGAGTGCTGGTGACGTACTTTTACAAAGCACCAAGCCGGAAGCGCAGGCTGAAGCTTGCAATGGCGGAGGGCGTGTCCCGGAACGAAGCCAACAAGGTGCTGTGGATGGAAAAAATGCTGAACCAGTGCTTTGAACGCCACAATCGGGAAGCCAGACTAAAAGAGGAGATGCAGCGTGGAAGAAAAGTACTGTGAGCGCTGCGGTCTGTATCTTGGTATTGTCAGACCGACAAGACGGTACTGCTCCGAGTGCAAGCGCAAGGACGACCAGGAACGCCGCAGAGAACATGAAAAGTCTGGCGTTATATTCAAGCCGAAAAATGCGTTCTGCGCATACTGCGGAAAACCGATGCTGAAAAGAGTAGCATCCCAGAAGTACCACGGTGGATGCGCAAAGAAAGCCTACAACGCAAAGGCGAATCTGAATGCTAAGTCGGCGTACAGGGCCAAACAGCAAGAAAAGAAGAAGTCTGAAAAGACGTTTCCGTCTATCGGAGAAGTTCAAGCACTTGCTGATAAAATGGGAAAACATTACGGTGAGGTGCCGAGGATGCTTGCAGCAGGGGAACTGACTTATGAACGGTAAGTACTACGGCAAACGAGAAATCAGATGGCACGGCCGGGAGAAAGACCGGCTGGAACACATCAACAAGCGAAAGGAGAAAAATGAAAGCACTTGCGGAAATCGCCCTAATCTGGGGCATCGTCATGGCGTTGGTTCTGGCAGCGTTTCTGTTGAACCTGTGGCTGGTACATCTCATTGAACTACTGGTCGGCGCAAAAGTCACATGGGGAATCATTGTGGCAGCCGCTGTAATGGCAACTGGATGGATTTTGAGCTTTGGTAGCAAAAGTTGTGAAAAGAATGACGCTGGAAGCCGCTCTTGAAGAACGCGATATGAAGGCATCAGAGCTTATCCGCAGAAGTGGCGTGTCAGCTCCAACGATATACAACATTACAAGTCCGAATAGAGCACCGTACAAGACGGGTATTAAGGCTGATACGCTTGCAAAGATAGCCGAAGTGCTAAATGCAATAGTCGTAATAGATGCAAGCAAACCATTTTTATTCGATATCATTCTGAAAGAAGGGACAAAATGAAAACCGTAAAAGGAAACGTGCTTACCATACTTGGCATCGTCGCTGCAATCGTAGCCGTTAGCTGTGGCGATACAATAAATGGATGCGAGACTGCAGTACAGATGCTTGTATGGGCATTTGTTTCACTGATGTTACTAGCCACCGCTCTGGTTTTGTGCGCGCTTGGAGTGAGTGCGGAAAAAGAGCATGAAGATAACGAACGGATGGGGAAGTTAAACCGCATTCCCGCTCATACCAACAAGTGGAGGGACACACAATGAAATGCCCAGTGTGCGGCAGTGACAACATCACAACGGTTGATAGCCGGTCTGACCACGATAGCATCGTTCGCAGAAAAAAGTGCCTTGTCTGTAACAATCGGTGGACGACCATAGAAATAGACAAAGACCAGTGGTACAGCGCACTGCAAATCAAAGAGCAGCGTAAAAGAGGAAGACCTAAAGATGATTAACCTTGACAGATTCGGAGGAATAAACGAGCCGGAGGACGGCGTGTACTTTATGACCAACGAGCAGATGGCAGAAACCAAAGAAACTGACCGTCTAGCTGAGATTGAGGACTTGCAGTCTGAGATTGAGGACAGGGAAGCAGAGCTGAAAGACCTCCGCGCACGGTTGGCAGACCTGATGGCTGGTTGATTTTATACAGCCAAATTAAGCCAAAGTAAGAACAATGATGCCTAATGAAGCCGAAGAAAGGAAAGAAAATGGGCAAATACAAGAAAGAAATTAAGTACTGCGAAAAGTGCAATAAGCCTTTTTCGGTGTTTCCAAACAGCACCGAAACTCTTTGCACAAGTTGCAAAAGGAACAGCTTGGAGGAAACGCTTCGCAAGAACGGTCACGCACCGCAGCACACGCTTGTTAGGAGCTTTTGTGACAGCCTTAATGAAGCGTTTGCTGTAGAAGATGCCGCAAGAAGGGCTTCGTGGGACGAGAGCACAAGCATTGAGAAAACGTGTCGTGACTGCGGCAAAGCATTCAAGGTTTCTCGTGCAGAGTGCATTTTCTTTGAATCGCATAACATGGCACTGCCCAAGCGTTGCTCGGCTTGCCGTAAAGCGAGGAGAGAAGCGAGGAAGGAGAATAACTGATGGCAGTATTAGTAATGGTCTATGGTCATTCCGGCAGCGGAAAGTCCGCATCGCTTCGGAACTTTGACCCGGAACAGGTGGCGGTTATCAACGTGCTTGGAAAGCCGCTTCCGTTCCGAAGCAGCATGAAAACGTACATTACCAATGACTACGGCAAGATTGATGCAGCAATCCACAGCACTAAGCGTAAGTCCATCGTCATTGACGATGCCACCTACCTTATGACCGGCGAGTTCATGCGGAACGCAAAGGTTGCCGGATACCAGAAGTTCACCGACATGGCAGCCAACTTCAACGCCCTGCTGATGCGGGCGAAGGAGCTGCCGGACGATGTGATTGTCTACTTCTTTGGACACAGCGAGCGTGACGGCGATGGCGGCGAGAAATTCAAGACCATTGGCAAGCTGCTGGACGAGAAGGTCTGCGTGGAAGGGTACTTCACCATCGTCCTGAAAACCGTTGTGCAGGATGGGCGATACCTGTTCAGCACTCGCAACGATGGGATGGACACCGTGAAAACCCCGCTAGGGATGTTCAACGATGCGCTGATCGAGAACGACCTTGCCGCCGTAGACAAGACCATCCGTGAGTATTATAACATCCCGGTTCAGCCGGATAACAAAGGAGAGTGACAGATGAAGAACATCAACTGGAATGACGTACAGGAAGCCACCGAACGCCGTGACTTGCCTGTTGGCGGCTATGTTGCCGGTATTTGCAAGGCAACGGACGAGCCTGCAAAGGAGCGCCTGAACATCGAGTGGGAAGTCGCAGAGGGCGAGTTCAAGGGTTACTGGCGTGAGCAGACCGCTTCCCTTATTGAGCGTGGCAAGCTGAATCCGGGCGAATGGGCGTGGGGTGGCAAGACCATCAAGAGCTACAAGGAAAAGGCGCTGCCGTTCTTCAAGGGCTTCATCACCGCTGTGGAGCAGTCCAATCCCGGCTACAAGTTCAACAACGATGAAAAGACCCTGCGTGGCAAGCTGGTCGGCGTGGTTCTTCGTGAGGAGGAGTACATGGGCAACGATGGCAACGTCAAGACGAAGCTGGTCGTTGACCGCTTTACCAGCGTGGACAAGATTCGTTCCGGCGATTATGAGGTCAGACAGAAGAAAACGCTGTCTGGTGGGTCTGGCTCCGGCTACTCGCAGGGTGTGAACGATGACTTTTCCGTGATTGAGGACGACGGTTCGCTCCCTTTTAACTAACGGTTACGCTACCGGAACAAAAGGCGAGAAAGGAACGTTATGTTTTACTGTCCGAAAGTAGTTCGATGCCGCCTGAAAACTGGCGGGAAAAGCATCGAACAAATCAAAGAATCCCACAAGGGGCAAGGGATGGTTTATCGGGATTTTGAAAGTCTCCAACAGATGTACGATGCTTTTTCTGGATTGATTGTTGAGTTGTCTCTTTGGGAATACGACAACCACGAAAGCTATCATCTCGAAAGCTGGAAGCCAGAAGATGATAAAAAAGTTATGATGGGCGTTTATTACGCAGAGCAAATGCATCCATTCCCCCGATACAAGAACGATTTTGAAAAATTCAAAATGGATTGGGAAGCAAAGAAATATGAATGCGAAGGCGCATCTCTTGTTTTTGAGCCAGCAGATGTTGAAGAACTCGAAACTATATGCGAAGAAGTTTCTTCGTCTTGACCGCCTACCTTATATAAGAGCTGTGCTATCTGGCTGAACGGGCGTTTGGAAAGATGATTACCTGTTGTCTCAACTGCACAGCACGCCACCAAGCCTGCCACGACACTTGCGAGAAGTACAAGGCAGAGAAGAAAGACTTCGAGGAACGCAAAGCATTCGTGTATGAGCTGAACCACAGCCAGAGCGTGTACCACCGTGATTACGAGGACAAGCACCGTGAACGTGGCAAGAAGCGGTATCTCGGAAGTGAATTTAGAGGTGAGCGAGGATGAACGAAGCGATTTGCGTACATTTGTATGGAGACGGTTCAAGAAATAACAGGCTTAGGGCAGAATACATCTATTGTGATAAAGCAAACGAATGTTCTGCATGTAAGCATGGAAAATGTCTTTGCGTTACAGAACCATTTTCTAGTCGTTGTCCAGTCGGAAATGTTGAAACTATTGATGGCGGAACGAAACGCTCAAAGATGTTTACAAAGGTAAAAAACAGCGTAAAGTCAGATCCTAATTATGGGGTGCTTCAATACTCTAGTAATTTGAAAATTGTTCGCATCGGAGACGATGCGGTTCTGTCATTAGCATATGTAAGATTGAAAATCGAAAATGACGTTTTGAAAGTTGATGGGCCTTGGGGAAGCGGCAGTAAAATACTTTTTGTCCCAAAGGAAATTTTTACAGCTGATAATGTTTTGAATATCTGCAAATGTAAACCGATGGCTCTTATGGGCGGAGAAATTGATTCTTATCAAAATGACGAAGTTCCAATGTTCTTGAGACAGCTTCGTGAATTGTTTCCAGAGGTTTATGTCGAGCTTATCGCAAAGTCTCCGAGTCAAGAGAACAAAGTTCCACATTTTATTGGAAAGCAAGCAAAGTTACTTACGCTTAAACCAAATTGCGAGTATAAAACGATGTACGGAAAATTTTTCTTTGATGGAAAGTACGCCTACTTCGATAATTACAATACTGCTTTTAAGCCGTTCTGGAAATGTGGAAATATGAGCGCGAAAGTAGAAGTTACGAACGATACGGTGGTTACGGTGTCCGACAATGAACAGGTATTGGAGACTACAGAATTTGTATGATGTGGTTTGATATGAAAGGTGACGAATGAACACTGGCAAGCAGTTTGAAGCGGACTTCAAAGCATCCATCCCATCCGATGCGTGGTGCTACCGTCTGAAAGACAGCGCTGCCACCTACTACGGCGGCAACGAGAACCTGTCCTTTTCCATCGACAACATCTGCGACTTCCTTGTGTACCGATACCCGATGAACCACCTGTTCGAGCTGAAAACCATCGAAACGCCCTATATCCCTCTGGAAAAGGTATTCGGAAAGTACGACAAGGCAAAGTGCAAATACCGCAAGGAAAAGCACATCACGGACATGGTGGAAGCGATGGGGTATAGCGGTCAGACCGCCCATGTGATAGTCAATTACAGGGCGGTCAACCGCACCTTTGCAATCCCTGCCAGCAAGGTTCTGGCATTCCGTTACAACGAGAGCCGCAAGAGCATCCCTTGGCAGTGGGCAGAGCAAGAGGGGATAGAGGTCAAAGCAAAAAGGCTACGTGTTCATTGGCGGTATGACGTGGACGGGCTGCTGGAAAGATTGGAGAAAGAACATGAAAAAATGGACTAAACAACTTCTGGAAGAAAGTGGCTATAAAATAGAAAACGCGCAAATTGAAAGCGTTCGACTTACTATGGCAGACCACGGAGTTTTAACTTCAGATTTGGCGCTTAATGGCCATGGATGGGGCGTTTGCTATGGTGGGTATGTTCTCGGCAAGGGGCATCTTGGAAGCAAAGACTTTGAGGGGTACGGCTCTGGCATGGAAGCGATTATGCGAATCATGGACACAGTTGGCGTTGAGGAATACGGTCAAATGAAAGGCAAGTATGTTCGCGTCGCCACAAAAGGTCTTGGAAGTTCCGTAAGAATCATCGGAAACATTTTGGATGATAAGTGGTTTGACTATGAATCTTTCTTTGCAGATAAAAAGGATGAAGAAAATGAACATCAAGTGTGACCGATGCGGTGAAACATTTGATTTGAGAGATTACACAACGCTTTCAAACATTCAAATGACCGTGAGTAGCATCGGGTGTCCACAAGAATACGAGTTCAACCTTTGCCCCTCTTGCATGGCAAAGCTGAACGACTGGCTGAAAGGAGAACAGAAGTGAGCAAGAAAGTTTCAGACATTCTGCCTAAGACAGAAATCTTGGCACAGCTGGCAGAAGAAGCATCTGAACTGGCACAGGCTGCGTTGAAGCTGCGCCGTGCGCTGGATGGCACGAACCCGACACCGAAGAGTGTTGAGGAATGTTTAGAAAATATACAAGAAGAAATGGCGGATGTTTTTGTCTGCCTAACCATGTTTGGCAAGTCCGCCGAAAGAGACGGAATCTTGATTTATAACAGGTACATGGAAAAGGTTATCAAAATCGAATATGAAAAAGAAGCCCGCTGGCTCTCTCGTCTTGAGACAAAGGAGCGGTCAGATGAATAAGTACAGAAACCGCCCCTCGAATGGTAAACAGGCAATGTCAACCAACCTCCGCAAAATCGCACGGCAGAATCAGTTGTACGGCTTTCGCATGGCTCTGGATGGCATCGCCGCCACATGGGGCGCACTGATTCAGAACCTTCGGTGCGATGCAGACCTGACCGATGAACAGGTACAGAAAATTATCCGCATCGGTGACAGGTACTGGGAGATGGTCGGCAAGTTCAAAGAAGAGGACATGACCCCTGACGAGTTTGCAGATTACATCACCGCAAAGTCAGAACAGATCGAAAAAGAGCTGAGAGAAAGGTGGAGCTGATGGCGCTGTTGAATAGCGAAGAAGCTGACGATACGTTATCCATGAGGATAAGAGATGATATTCGGAGGAGCATAAAATTCTCTTGTGATTTGTGTGGAACGGATATAGATGTCCTCGACACTCGATTTGCAACGATGACAGCAAATAAAGTATGGAACAAAATTGTTCCTGAATGCCCGATTTGCGGGAGGAAAATGACTATTAACAGCTGGGGGATGTTTTGAAATGTTTGAATTTGCAACTCGCTGGCTGGTCTGCCTAGTCCTGCTGGCGGTAGTGGTTCAGTCCGAACGGACAATCAAAGACATGACAGACAGCCTGTTTGAAAAGCGTCAGGCAATGCTCGTCTGGTTGTTCGTCAACGTGTGTCTGGCCGTTTGTACGGCCGTTGTGATGGGGTGGAGGTAATTCATTATGAAAATTGGATATATTCAGGAGTACGATTTGAAACTCAATCCGCACCTGACGGAGAAGTTTAGATTCCGTGAGGAATCGTTTACTCGTCATATCTCAAGTCGAGGTGACAAGGTTCGTAGTAAGATGTTTTATGGCTCGATTGATTATGATGAAATCAAGACCAATGCAGACATTATGAAGAAGAATCCAAAGATTATTTTGATTCGTGAGCCATTTCTACTTGATGACGAACTGCGAAAGAAAGTTGTTGAGTGGGTTGAATGGGCGAATAAGGCAGACCCTAGTGAGTATAATCCTTTCGCAAAGAAGGGAAATGACTGATGGACAACGAACTTTACTGTCCGATGAAGATGACCAGCAATCCGCTTGGGCGGTGCGTATGCGAGAAAGAAAAGTGCGCTTGGTGGCGGCAGTTGGACAACTGCTGTTCCGTTTGGTGGATTGCACGGAAACTGGACAACATCGAAACGAAGATGAAGAGGTGAGAGTATGAACGAGTGGATTAGCGTAAACGATTCGCAACCGAAAAAAGATGGAATCTACTTTGCTGTATATAAGTTCTTGAATTTGAACGATTGCGTTTCAACAAGAGAATTTAGAAACGGTAAGTGGATAGAAGAGGTTGGACGTGAAGAGGTCAGGTTCTGGATGCCGATTCCAAAACTGCCAAAGGAGGCCTGATACATGGCAACACCCCCGAAGCGTGGTCGTGGCAGACCGCCGCTGACTGAAGCTGAAAAGAAAAAGCGTGAGAAGCGAGCGCAAAAGGCGAAAGAAGAAGCCACTGCGAAGCGTGAGAAAGAGCGTGAGAAGAAAAAACAACAGATGCTTAACAAGCGGAAATCTATCCGCTCACAGGTGAGTAAAAAGGTGAAAGAACAGCAGGAGTTAGCAATCACAAGGTCTAAGATGCTGAACACAGGAGATTTGCAGTCGAGAATCGGTGATGAAGAGGACAAGAAGGTCATCGGCATGATTGCAGCCAAGTATTTTGGCGACCTTCCGAGCGTGGACATGAACAACCCCATTGAAGTGCAGCAACGTCTTGACTTCTTCTTTGACGCTTGCATCGAAGCCAGAATCTCCCCTGTGGTGGAATGGATTGCACTGGTGCTTGGCATCGAATGGGTGAGCCTGAAGCAGATTATGGCGGGCAAACGCCGTGATGACAGCTTGCAGCAGAAGTACATCCTCAAGCTGATTCTGCAAATGCAGTCCATGTGGGCGTACAACGGTATGTACGGTCAAGAGAACCCGGCAGAGTGGATTTTCCGAGCCAAGAACTACTTTGGTATGCGTGACAACGTGGAAGTCACCGTTGCACCGCCTGAGCAGCCGTTGGGCGATGCCCAGAGCGCAGAGCAGTTGGCTCAGAAGTACCAGACGGCTTTGCCGAAAGAGATGGTTGACGTGGAGTACAGAGAGGTGGAGAAAAATGAAACAACGGTTGGTTGACTTCTCCGACCCGATTCTTTCGGCGGTGCTGTTTATCTTGCTTAAAGACCGTACTACCGGCAAAAACATCATCTGGGCAACAGAGCCACCGCCTGAACTGGGCGCAGGCTTTGCGGATGAAATTACATTAGAACAAATCAAGAAGTGCCCACCAGTTCCACGAGTTCTCAAGCGTCTGGATGAGCAGAAGCAAAGAACCAAAGCAAAAGCAGAGGTTTTCACTCCTTCTTGGGTCTGCGAAAAGATGATAGACATGGGCGAAGAAAACGGTGCGATGCCCGATATGAAGAAAGAGCCTATCAAGTACATCCATTCGACAGTCCTTGAAATCACCTGCGGAGAAGCACCATTCCTTGTGAACCGATACGACACGGTAACAGGCAAAAAGATTTCAGTACCAAAACGGAAAGGACTATTTGACCGCAAACTGAAATGTGTAAACAACTGGTTTGATTGGAATGTCTGGACATGGCACGATGTGGCAGAGGACGCAGCGACGACTACATACGGCTATGAGTGGCAGGGTGACAGCCTGTTGCTTGCAAGAGCAAATATGCTCCTGACATGGCGAGAGAACTTTAAGTGGCTATTCGGCATAGAGCCTGACGCTGGGAAGGTTCGCAACATGGCTGCTATCATCTCATGGAACATCTGGCAGATGGATGGGCTGAAAAAGAACGTGCCCGGTACGGATATTCCGTGCAAAATCAAAGACTGGAAAGCTGACAAAGAAATCCTGTTCAAGGATGTTGGGAAGGGAGAATAAAAAATGAAGTCGGTTCTGTTGAGCGTCAATCCGAGCTGGTGCAATCTTATTTTTCTCGGCATAAAAACTCTTGAAATACGGAAAACAAAACCGAATATGGGCGATGAACCTTTCAAATGTTATGTTTATTGCACGAAAACAAAAAATGGATGGTTCAAAGAGTGCGATGGGTACTTGGAACAACTGGACGGAAAAGTTATTGGAGAGTTTACTTGCAATCATCTGTACGAAATCACGCCAGAATCGGATTGCTTGCCAGAAGGATTTGAAGAGATGTCCGGTCTTAGGAAAAAAGAAATTTTGGATTATGTCGGAAAAAAAGGCTGGGCATGGAGCATTTCCAATGTGAAATTGTATGAACATCCAAAATTTTTGTTTGAGTTTACTCATTATTGCATTCTCATGGGGAATAGAGGAGTTTGCAATTTTAATAAAGTAAGATGCAGTTATCAAGTAGAAGAATTGGGCGAAACGAATAGACGTTTTTGTAATAAGTGCTTAAAGCACCCGCCCCAAAGCTGGTGTTATGTGGAGGGATGATAATATGCAAACTGACAGAGGAATCTACCACAAGCGAGTATGCGACCGCTGCGGAGCAGTTCTGAGCGGCAGGATGATGAACCCTGATGAATACTTCAAGGAATGGGCATGGCGCAGGGACACAGGAGACCTTTGCCCGGAGTGTTATGCAGAGTATAAGCGAGTGATCGGGCGGTTCAATAGGGGAAAGAGAGGAAAAAGATAATGAAAAAGTGCGCTCTTTACAGGTGCAAACAGTGCTTTGCGACCATAACGGACGAAGACGATGTCAGAATCAATAAAGACATTGTTGATTGGATGTTTGAAAACGAAATGGAAGAAAGCAAAATTGGGTTTATCGCAAAATTCAACATAAGCGATAAAGTCCTCATTCATCGTTGCGCCAATAACACTGTTGGTTTATGCGAGTTTATCGGATGGAAGGAGATAGAGGAATGAACTTCTACTGCACCACCGAACATTGCTTTATGTCAGGGATGCTTTTTCATAAGGGCGTTGTCAGGTGTACAGCGCATAACTGCAAAGACAGGACGGAACCATCTTGTGGCTCTTGCAAATGGTACGCAGAGCCGGAGGGCGTGTGTGTTAACGACCAGTCAGAGCACGTTGCAGACTTCGTGTGGGACGAACGTGGATGCAAGGAATGGGAGAAGAAAGATGAAACGTCAGCAGACCTATAAAGGGCTTATTGGCAAGGGTTGGTACGACCAAAGCGAATTTAGCCACAGATACGCTTGCTGGGCAAACCACCGCAACAACTGGGCTATCCGCAAGGCTGACAACCGCAAGCTGGCAAAGGCAAGATTGAAGCAGATTGAACGCCAGCAAATCAAAAAGGAGCTGGACGAATATGAGCTATGATATTTCACTGTGCGACCCAGTAACGCACAAACCGCTCAAAGCCGATAGTACGCATTTTATCGCAGGTGGTATGCGAGCTATGGGCGGTACAAAAGAACTGTGGCTCAACGTCACCTATAATTACGGTCACTTCTATTATCGACCAGAAGTATTTGGTGAGGGCGGTATCCGTTCCATCTATGGCAAAACAGGCGCAGAGAGTATTCCGATGCTTGAAAAGGCTATTTCTGCACTAGGTGACGATGTAGACGATAGCGACTACTGGAATGACACAGAGGGCAACGCCAAACGTGCCCTATACGGTTTGCTTGCGTTTGCAAAGATGCGCCCTGACGGCGTGTGGGATGGAGATTGAAGGGAGAAAACATGGAAGTCAGACCGATTGATGCTAATGAACTACGTCAAAACATCGAGGAGTGGATTCAGGAGTATAACGATGGAACAATAGGTGGCTTGTCGTTAGACGATGTGCTTGATTACATCGACACCGCGCCGACAATCGAGGTGAAAGACAATGACTAATTATCCAGAATACCTTGAACGAAACGCACTTATTGAAAGAATCAAGAAAGCATATTGCGATGGCTGCGAGAACTACAATGGAGTTAGATGCCGTGCTTGCGGTATTGGAGATGCCATTGACATTGTGGAAGATGCGCCAACAGCCTTAGAGCGTACCGCTAAATGGATTGCGCAAGACGAAGATAAGACAAGGTTCATGTGCAGTAATTGCCATGCGAGAAACAATCGAGACCGCTACAACTATTGCCCGAATTGTGGTTCTTTGATGGAGAATAGGTTATGAGTAACACACTTTGGCATCCAGCAAGCGAACCGCCACGAGAGCGGACGCGGCCTTTATTGCTTGCGACTAAGACAACGTGGCGTGATAAAGATGGAAAAATGTTGCAAGGAATCTCGCCGACAGCGTACTTTCTTGGCTGTTACGCAGACGGTCAGTTTTGGGATGAGATAGGCGAGAGACTGCCAAAAGACGTGACGGTAACGCATTGGATGGCGTTTCCGATGGTGTAGGAGGGCTTATGAAAAACAATATCGTTGTTACGCAAGATATGGTTGACGCATTCACGGCAGAAATGCAGGAAGCATACAAAAAGTACGGTGATGATGAAGAAATCGTTCACAGCATGATGGACGGCATCATGTGTGAAACCTTAGAAAAGCTGGGCTTTGCAAAAGGAGTGGAAATCTTTGACGAAGCACCGAAATGGTATGCGTAAGGAGCAGTAAATATGACGAACAAGAAGTTTGACATCATCATTATGGACTTGAGCCTTTTTGATTTCGGGCCGAAACCGCCTTGTGGGTATATCAAGGCAAAACATATTCGCCCGGCATACGGCAAAGGCGCAAGGCCTGTAAAGGCTCATAAGCGAATCACGAGAACGAGAGAGGGATTTAGAAAATGACAGAATTGAAATTATGCCTTTGCGGAGCTGAGCCGCATATCGAAAAAGAAAAAGAGCCTTTTGGTGTTTATGAGCATTATGTAGTTTTATGCGATAAATGTGGCAGACATTCTCAAACTTTTTCTTTTTTGCCATCAGCAATTATAGACTGGAATAAAAGAGCAGTAAGAACAATATAAAGGAGAAAAAAGATGGAAGAACTTAAGAGATGCCCGTTCTGCGGTGCGGAACCACCGACTGTAAAAGTGCTTCATCCACTTGACATTAACATGGCTAATTAGGTTGTCTGCGGAAAATGCGGGGTGACCACTTCTGTAACATTTGGCAAGGAAAAAGCCATCGAAGCATGGAACAAACGCTACAAAGAGGATTGAGTATGGAGCAGGAACACAAGCCGAGAACATCAATGATTCTTCTGTTGGAACACGTCCATGCGATGGACGAGCTGACAGACGAGGAATTTGGAGCATTCATCCGCAACTACGCACAGTACGTTGAGACTGGACTTGAGCCAGCATACGACAACGACCGTGCTATGCGGATGCTCTGGAAAGTCGTTAAGGCGTTTGATGATATGAATGCACAGAAAAGACAGGAGCGAATCGAGAAAAACAGACGGAGCGCAAATAAGCGTTGGAACGATGAAAAATGCAAGTGCATACAAACGCATACCAATGATGCAAACGCATACGCTGGTATGCAAAATATGCAAATGAATGCAAACGATGCCTTATCTGTATCTGATTCTGTATCTGAATCTGATAAAAAAGAAAAATGTGAAAAGAAAAATACCAACGAAGTCAAACGCTTCAAAGCTCCAACTATCGAGCAAGCCAAAGAATACTTTGCGGATAAGGGCTACATGGAATCGGAAGCAGAGCGGTTTGTTGACCACTTCACGGCAAATGGCTGGAAGGTCGGCAAGTCGCCTATGAAGGACTGGAAAGCTGCTGCACGGAACTGGATGCGTAACGTAAAGGACTGGAACGGTGGCTATCAGCAGACAATGGCTGAATTGCCTGACGAGGGAGACTTTCTGCGGTGAATATTGAAAATCAGACCCAATACATCCTGCTGGGGGCAGTTCTTACGTTTTCTGAGTATGCCGATGTGCTGCAAGACCTTAAAATCGACGATTTTTGCCTTGAACTGCGTGATACATTCGCTGCCATTCGTGGCTATTGGGAACACAACGACAAGTGGAACCCGGTAGAAGTCATGGGGCGGTACGATAACTGCAAGAAAGCAATGGGTGAATGCCTGGATGCCTTCGGTGCAGAGTTTATCCGCAACGTCACCCATGACATGATGCTTGGATGGGCTGGAATCGTCAAGGAACAGGCAGCATTGTCCAGAGCCAGAGAGATTGCGTTCAAAATCGTTGATGGCTCGACCAGATATGCAGACCTGACAGGAATTTATGAGCAGCTAGGCGAAGCTATCAACCTGCACAACGAGAGAAGCGATTTCATCCCGATGTGTGACGGCATAGATAACTACATCCGCAAGCTAGATGATAAGCCGGAGTATATCAGCACAGGGCTTAGAGTGCTGGACAACAACTTGCATCTTGTGCCAGGAAACTTCGTTGTGATCGGCGGAAGACCGTCTGCTGGTAAGACCGCTCTGTCCCTGCAACTTGCCTGTGAAATAGCCAAGAACGGACGCAAGGTGGCGTATTTCAGCCTAGAGACAGACCCAGACACGCTCTACGCTCGTATTATCGCAAACCAGCTAGGCGTACCGCTGCACACAGTCAAAAACAAGACTGTCAGCATTGACGAGCTTGACCGACTGGCAGCTATCAAGAAATATCCGCTGTTCGTCCGTTCTGCCGCTGGTAAGAGCGTTGGGTGGATTAGAACACAGTCCATCAGGATGCAGGCGAAAGTGGTGTTTATCGACTATTTGCAGCTTATCCATCAAGCCGGAGCGAAAGACCGATACAGTGCCGTCACGGAGATCAGCATGGCACTGCATGAATTCGCACAGTCCACAGGAACGCTGGTGGTAGCACTTGCGCAGCTCAATCGAGAGACCGCAAGAGCGGGCATCCCACCGACTGCCGCAGACCTGCGAGAATCCGGGCAAATCGAGCAGGACGCAGATGCAATCATCCTGTTGGCACAGAAAGTGAAAACGCAAAAGAGACCAGAAGAGCATTATCACTTTGCGCTTGAGAAGAACAAAGAGGGCAACGTGGGGTCACTGGACATCACGTTCCAGATGGAGACGCAGCAGTTCAAAGAATGCGTGTGGATGTAACGAGAGGAGAATAAACATGAAATACCGAAAGAAACCAGTTGTTATCGAAGCATTCAAGCTCAATGCACGAGGACTTGTTGGAGCAGATTGGTTCTGGGATGCAGTAAGTAGCAATGATATTATCACGCATAACTTCGGAAAGTTTTACAATGACCCTGCGTGGTGCGAGATTAAAACGCTTGAAGGGACTATGATTGCGAGGACTGGTGATTATATCATTCGTGGCGTAAATGGCAAAATCTACCCGTGTAAACCTGACATTTTCGAGAAAACATACGAAGCGATTGAGTGATAGTAGCCTAGCATCTCTTCTGTGCTCGTATCGTCACAGTAGAATAGGCAAGAAAAACAGATAACAGGGTCTGGGCGATAAAGTTACCGCCTGAACCCCATAAATATTTTTTATCAATCAACAAACGGAGGAAAACGATTATGAACATCACTCGACTGGAACAGGAGACCATCGTCAACTTTAATGCAGCGGAAGATACTGCATCGGTTTATACCGCTGACCCGGTGTATATGCGCAAGCTTGACAAGCTGTGCGAACGTGAGCCTGCATCGTACAAGCTGGTCAAACAGGACAAGGACGGCAAGTGGTATGAGATGCCCAAACGCCTTGTACGGTTTGCGACCACAAGAATTATGACGGACGAACAGAAAGAAGCGGCTGCGGAGCGTATGCGCAAGATGCAAGCAGATGGTAGAATCTAATCTCCGCTAAAATCTCCAATCAACAAACGTATCAGAAAGCATGGAATGGTGTCAGGTAGTAAAACTACCCTCTGCGACTATTCCGTGCTTTTTTCTCTTGTTATTTATCGAGAGAAAACGGCAAGGCCTGATTTTGGGCAGGAGCCGTCTCGATCGAGTGGCGTTGGGGCTGATATGGCTACAACTATCAGCGTGATGCGTTTGAATGCAAATGGATGCGATTATTGCATACCAAGCGATACGAATCGTACCAGTTGATACGAATGGTATGCGTTGGTATCATGGAATACAAATCTTCCCCCCTTTCTTCCCCCTCTTTCCCCTACAACCCCTATTACCCCCTATAATCCCCCTAACTCCCCCCTCAAACAAATAAATTGTTTGAGGCCCCCACGCCAAAATGGTGCGACAACTGTGACAACTGAAAATGACAACCAAACGTCTTGCGAAAGGTTCTTTCCCCCTATAACCCTCTATCTCCAAAGCTACACCGTTAGCCAGCAGAGCAGACCGTAGACGAGAACTGGCGTGAGATTCGGATTGGTGGATGGTCTACGACTATTCCAGACATGGAGAATTGACTTCATTTTGTAGTCGGTTGAATATGTAGAAATGTTGCATAGCTGTATGAGCGGTTGATTACAAATTGAAAGCGACTGACCAGTCGGATAGTCTTATTAGATAGCTAAAAGTATTGAGGTATTTACCGAATGGATAATCCTAGTTAGTTGGTATGATATGATTGTAGTTGTCGGCAATTAAATTGGAGAAGAACGAACCTAATTGGATGATGCGACTATTCAAGCAGAATAATAGTTAAAAAGATTGAGTAATTATCTGCGACTATTATAATAAGTACGATGGTTAAATATTTTGAGGTAATGCGATTGTGATTAGAATTGACAGGTGTCTTGACAACTATTGATTTTTGGGGATGTCGGACGACTTAGCGACTATCGCACCTTTCTTTCTCTAAAAGGCAAACGACTATTTCACACAAAAAATACACGACTATTTGACGATGGTTCGCAAGAAAACGCTACGACTATTACTCTACGACTATCAGTGAGCTGTTTGCTACTATACTATATATAGGACTTTCAAAATCTAGTTGTCTGATGACTTACGACTATTCTGCGACTATTTTATTGGAGAAACTACGACTATTGGCTACGACTATTCCGGCTGGAACGCTGCGACTATTGCTCGCCCTTATTAGCTATCGGGCGAAAGCCCGAAAAAAGATGCGGCGGTAGCCGCCAATGGTTCCGCGCCGCCCGCCGCGCTCTGCCGTTGGACTGCCCCGCCGGGTGGAGTGTGCCGGGCTGACCCGGTGCAAGATCGCAAGCCGCCGGGCGTGGGAGGTATCGAGACGCCGCCGGGCTGACCCTGTACAGGTGGAGACGCTGACCCCTCAGCAGGTGCGCCGGGTCTGTACTGCTGACAGTGTGTCAGCACTTGCCAGCGATCCACCCCGCCGGGCTGGCATGGTCTGCGATATGCTGCACCCTTATATACCTTATTATAATAGGCGGGCTGTGCTGACCTGTATAGCGTCCGGCGTGGCGGTGGTATCTTGGCATGCGCTGGAGGTTCTGCGGTGCTGCGATACCCTCCAGCATGGCGCAGGCGGTATTATAGCCGTTTGTGTCGGTCTGGTATTGTAGGCGGTTGAGCTGGTGCAATCGTAGGAAAAGCCACTGCAAAGCCATGTGTGCTGTTTTGCAGCGTTGGCGGTATAGTTGCATAGATGACACAAAACGTGCTGTAAACGCTTGTATGGGGTTGTATTGCAGCAGGGCAAAATAAAAGCCCTGCACCCTCAACAGATGCAAGGCAAAAGAAAAGCCCGGTCATTTCTGACCGGGTGAAATGCTTCTTATTTGGACGCCTTAAACAGCGCGGAGAAGAACCAGAAGAAAAACAGGATACAGGAAAATATCACTTGTCGCACCCCCTCATACCACGCTAAAACGCTTGTATGTGGTGCGCTTGCTACACTCGGCGTAAATATCCGGGTGCACGGCCTGCAAAAGTTTGCTATCGAGTCGGACGCTTTGCACGTCCTTATAAATGGCCTTTGCCGTGCCCTGCACCATCTCCGGTGCGCCGTGCATCATGTCGATAATTTCGGCCTTTAAGGTGTCGTTCATTGCTTCCAGCTCTTCCAAAAGCCGCTTGTTTTCGCGGTATGCGTTCACTTTTTCTTCAAACGTTGCCATTTTTTAGCCCTCCTTATTAGCTGTTGAGAAATGCGATCATAACGAGTGCGCCGGAGATCATGCCGCCGATGTACCAGAGTGCAGCCCACTGGGTAAAGTCCAAAGTAATCATGTTGTAAACCCTCCGTTAGTCAAATTCCGGCATTGCCAGAATGATTTTTTTGCAACGCTCAACGCTCAAGCGGTACGGCTTGGAGCGGGTCAGGTTGTCCGCTACAATCTGGGTGTATACCATAAGCGGCAATTCAAAAAGCGCGGCACACTTGGGATACAGGCGCACGGCCTGATTTCTGATTTCTGCATTCAATTCGTCCGATCTGGTCATTTATTATACCTCCGTATTTTTGCCGTTGGGGTTAATCCAATCGTTTTTGATATCGTACCGCTTGCAGTAGCGGTAAAGGTTAATCAGCTGCACAAAGTCGCCAACGCTTATATATGCCTCGTTGTCCGGTGCATCGAGGGAACAAATAAGGGTCGTTCCGTTGTCCTCCCGCTGCACAAGCTCCAATTTTCTGCCGTTGTTCACTTCAAAAACAAGTTTGTTCATACGTTGCACACCTCCCATTAAAACCAGTACAATAAATTCATATCGGTGCCCGGCTTGGTGATCTCTCTAATGCAAGGATACAAACCGTAACTGTCGATTTGTAAGCCGTATTTTGCAAGCTCTTTGTTAAGCTTTACACGCCGCTTTGCAAGTTGAGCCTGTCGGGCTTTGAGCCACTCGGAATTATAATAGCGGCTGTCGTTGTCAAGCTCCCACGCTCTTGCATCTGCAAGCCCCAAACGCTGCACGCTGTCAAGGAGTTTTCTTGCTTTTTCATATGCTTCAGTGGGTACACGGTCGGCGGCTTTATCTGCGGCAGTTGTCAACGCGTCAAGCGTGGCAAGGTCAAACGCGGCGCGGGCTCTGTTGTACCATACACACGCGCGATGGCTACGGCCTTCGTAGTCTCCCGGAACGGGGCGGGCGGCATAATCGGTTTCTTTATTGTTCATCATGGTTTTTGTCCTCCTGTTTTGTGGTATTGTGGTGGTGTACATCCTCTGTACATTTACTATTATACATGATTAAACGTACAAGTCAATAGTATATTCAAGATTAAACGTACAAGCGCATAAAAACGTTGCACACGCAACATGCAAGCACTGTGCATTCCAGCACCCGCCCTGATTCTGGTGCTGCCTGTGCTCCGCAGTCTGCCCGGACGCGCTGGGGGCTGGGGTCTCCACCGGCGGGGCATACAGCCGCCGCCTAGCCCCGCCCGGTCAGTCTTTCGACCACCGAAAAAATAAAAAAGGCTCAAAAAACACCCCGCCCCCATTGCCAATCTTAAAAATTTCCCGCAAAAATAAAAAGACCCCTACAAAGGGCCTGTGTTCTGTGCTATACTTGCCTTACAAGCCTTGAAAGGGAGGAATCTGCAATGAACCAAAAGAATGACAAGAATAAAGAAAGGCGCGAAAAGAACGAAAAGATTGCCGCTTCAATATGGGGCATCATTATCGGCGCGGCTCTTTTGGTTTTTGGTGTGTATCTTATGGCACATGGCATTTCAAACGTTATATAAAATTCTGGCCAAAGAAAGGAAGAATCAAAAATGAGAAAGAGGATCATTGCGGCGGCTCTGATAGCGGTCGTAGTTTTAATGTCGCCTTTATGTGCGATAGCTGTCGAAAAGCCGGATGAGATTGCATCCCCTGCTCAACTAGAAGAAACTAACGAAGAAGGAACTGTTAAAATCAAGGAATCTCATAGTCACCTTGAGAAAAGATATGAATACGGAAAGACTAGATACTATGTCTACTACGCTGTACTAGTTGAGAATACGTACCCCGATTACGCCGTTGATTTTGTATCTCTAAAGGCCTCTGTTTTTGGTTCTGATGGTTCAGTATTAAAAACCGATGAACAAACCCTTGACTGGATTGCAGAGGGAGACTCTTATTGGTACGCTGGATATGTGTCGTTTGATTCTGAAGGCATTGCTCCGGCCAGAATGGAATACACCATTAGTGCAGATGAGTGGAATTTCCATAAAGCGAGCGCATCCAATCAGGTTATTCGTGCTGGTGAGCTTTCCGTTACCAATGTTTCTAAACGTGGCTCTGGGTACGATCTGCGTTACACAGGTCAAATTACAAACAATAGCCAGTTCACGAGCAACTGGATAAAAGTTATCGTCATTTATAAAATGAAAGACACCGAAGGAAACGAAGTTCCTGTGGGTGGCGATTACACATACATAACCGATGCACTTCCGTCTGGGCAAACGACAACATTTGAACTTTACCCATCGTCCGGTTTTGTTGGATATAGTTCCTACGAAGTCATTGCTTTGCAGGATTGACCTATAACACAAAAAGCCAGCGGCTAGATGTTCTCTAACCACTGGCTTTTCTTATAGGTTGTTATACGCTTTTACGAATGCTTGCATAGAGCAGACGGAAGGTCTCACGGCCTTTCGGCGTTACTCTGGTCTGCAAACCGCCATGCTTATTCTTCCGATTGAGAAATTCCTTAACAACGAACAGTTCATCACCTTTGCCAGCTTTCGGCAGGAGATTTCTGTTCTTGTCACGGTAGATGTAACCATCTTCAATAAGCGATTGGATGAACTTGCGTTCAGGAATACGCAGTTCCTTTGCCGTGCCACGGAAACAAACAGCCAAGTTCCATGCCACAAGGTCGTCAAAATAGTCCGCCTTAGGCTGCATCTCCTCGTTCTTCTCACAGAGTTGCTTGTTCTGCGTCTGCAACGCTGCGTTCTTTTCCTTTTCGGCCTTCATGTTCTGAATCAGCCCGATCACGAAGTCCGGGTTGGCAATAGCCGTCTCCAACAGGTTGCCGGTCATGTACATCCCATGCTTGCGGATTGACGGCAAGACATCGTGAGTGACCCAATGCTTAAACCGCTGTGCGCTTTCCAACTTGCTACTGAAAATCAGACTGTACAGGCCGGATTCGTTGATGATGATGATAGGCTGCTTACCACCGGGGGTGTCCATTTCGTTCACCCCTCTGTCCTGTTCATCAACGTGGTCACGGATGGCTTTCTGCGGGTTATTGTAGCCTAAAGCCACCGCAATGTCCTTGCCAACGAACCAAGGGTCGTCGTCAATGAGCATGACGCGGATGTCGCCAAATTCGGCGTTGTTGAAGATTTTGATGTTCTCAGACAAAGAAAGTTGCATTAAAAAGCTCCTTTTCACTTGTGAGAGAAGCAATTTTCTGCTATAATAATGGCGAGAGAATGCTTCTCTCAGGGTTTACATGATACGTTCGCTAAAGTTTGCCGACAGCAGCGAGCGTATCATTTTTCGTTCTCATTGGTAGAATCCATCGGATGCAGCGCAAAGAATGCTTCACGGAACGCAGCAGAGATGGAGACCCGGTTCTTGATGCAGTATTCCTGCAAGCTTGCAAACTGCCGCTCCGTCACGCTGATGGTAACGGTGTGACCGTAACGCTCTGCGTAAGGACTACTCATACACATTCACCCCCTTTCGTTTTGCTGTGCAATAAGTGTAACTGCAAAATATCTGAATGTCAATCAAAAATACACTAGATATTGTGTTCGCTAGTGTTGACATCAGATTTTTCCGCTCTTGGTGGCTGCTCCCGCTTCGTACCCTGCCCGATAGTTCAGTTCGGACAGCTTACCCAGTGCTTCTGCGTACTCCCTGTCCTCGCTGGTCGGCTCTTTGCCGTGGGAGAGGGTTTTCAGAAATTCTTCGGTTTTCGTGGGAAAGTTCATGTTTTTTGCTCCTTTCTATTGCAGAAGTCGTTTGCTTCTGCTATAATAATTGACAGAAACCGAGACTGCGCCCTTGGTTGCGTAGCTTCTGTTTTGTGGTGGAATAGGTCGTCAGTGCTACTTTGGACGGTGGGGCTGACGGCCTATTTTTTATGCCACAAAGGATAAATCTACTATTGTTGGCTGATTCATCGTGTGTTCTGCTGTCTTAGATTATAGACGCTTGGTATATAGTTGTCAACAGCCCAATTTGTATAATTTGCATCAGATATATCTGATTTTTACTCATTATAACGTAAATTTACGTTATTTGATAGTACTCCCGTAAACGGATTAGTTTACCCTAGTGATAGTAACTCAAAAGATATTTTTCGATAATTCGTAAGGCTACTATTCAAGTATACAGTTTGTAAAGCAACGAAAAAGTTTACAGCCGTTTGACCACCCTATTGATAGTAAAAATTTAAAAATACGCAAACTTTCTCTTGACGATTAAACGTACATGATGTATAATGGGGTCAAGAAAGAGAGCTGGTAAAAATGAAAAATGTGGCTGCGTATGTCAGAGTTTCCACAGATGGGCAATGTGGCGAAGATAAATTCGGAATGGAAGCCCAGAAAGAGCAAATCGAAGAATACTGCCGCAAGAATGATATGAATATCATCAAGTGGTTTACTGATGCTGGCGAATCTGGTGCAAAAGAAAGGCCAGGATTTGACAGTATCGTGTATGGCGATGTTTCCAATCCTCCGTATGAAGCGGTTGTTGTTGCAAAAAGCGATCGAGTTGCAAGAGACATTAATGTTTATTATTATTACAAGATGCTTCTGCTTAAAAAAGAGATTTCTCTTATTAGCGTTGCGGAAGATTTTGGGAAAATGGGAGTTTTTTCTACAATGCTTGAAGCGTTTACACTTTGCTGCGCTCAAATGGAGCGTGAGAACATCACGAAAAGAACTTCTAGCGGCAGAGCCATTAAGGCTGCAAGCGGTGGATATAGCGGAGGCAAGGCTCCGATGGGGTATGAGGTTAAGGACGGGGAACTTTCAATTAAAGAAGATGAAGCAATAATTGTTCGGCGTGTTTTTGAATTGCGTGATGCTGGCAATACAATTCGTGGCGTAGCGGACAAATTGAATGAAGAAGGCTACTGCGGCAGAAATGGAAAGCCGTTTACCTCTAGCACAATTCAATCCATTCTTGGGAACAGAAAGACCTATGAAGGCTACTACCGTTACGGCAAAAGCGATGAATGGGTTAAAGGAAAGCAAGAGCCTATTTTGTAAAAGATACGGAGGGCATTTTCATGATTGAAAAGAAAGTTGAAGAATCAACTGCTTGCAATGTGTTTATGAAGAACGCAACTGCTGTAATTCTTGAGTATGTGCTTGAAGTTGGAATTGATAAGGCTGTAAAAGATTGCGTTAAAGATAGCGAAATCGTTCATTGTTTTCCCCATCTTGAATCCTACGCAAAGGAACACGGATTTATGTGACCCGCCAGACATGGTATCGGATTGCTGAACAGAGAAAGGCTGGATAATATGCAGGGAGAAGAACTGATTGTTAAGAATGGTAACATTACACTGCGGTCTATGCTTGACTTTGGTGGATTCCTTGAAATTAAGCAGTTCTTGGAAGTCTGTCGCTGGGAAAACTGCATCGTAACCTTTGCAAACGAGGAACTTGTCGTTTTTTCGAATGAATACGATGCTGCCAAAGATGCTCTCGTCTTTATTTACGGTACACTGGCAGAAAGACACAGTATTATCGAAAAGTATCTTCGTTACAAGTTGATGTTTGGGGATGAAGAACCGAAGCCCATTTTATATAGTCAAAGAAAGGAATAAAGCATGAAACCCGTAAAATTGTCAGAACAGAGTTTGAAACTGATTGAAACGTTGTGCGATTACACCGACAAGCCCGATATTCTCAATGCCATCGCAGACGCTTTGTACTACGATGCGGACGAGCTGAAACGCAGGCTCAACCAGCTTGCAGAAGAAGTCAAATAAACCGCACATTCTATCAGTTAAAACGAATTTTAGCAAATAATTTTCCGGAAACAGCATTATAAAACCGAATATTTGATTTTTGTGCAGTTGTAGGCACTCTTTACATTTTCAGGTAGGGGGTGCCTATTTTTTTATGCAGCCAAAGCAGTGTATCGCCATCATTGATAGCATCAAAGCGTATGCAAAGCAGAATCCGACCGAAGCACAGGTCTATGAGGACTGGTTTCAGGCGGTGGTGAACCTGAGAGATGCCCTGCCACAAGACAAGCGGTTCGATGCCTACAAATACTCTGGTGAGTTGCGCTCTGTCTGTGCAGCCATGATGGGCAAGATGAAAACAGGCGAGGACGTGGCGAAGGTCTATGACATTATCGGTCGGACGTACCTGTTTGAAGCAAAAGATGTGTTCGACAGCTATTGCATCTACCTTGAATGGAACCGTGCGCCGGAGAAGAAGTTTTATCAGCCGAGACGCAGGGTTCTGAAGGTGTTGGCGGATGACCTTGAGGACTTGTTTTATAAGCGGATTGACTTCTTGGGAGTTAGCTTACCTGCTCGCGTTGGCAAGTCTACGCTGTGTATTTTCTTCATCACATGGCTGATGGGCAACCGCCCTGACGTTGCATCAGTTATGAGCGGACATTCCGACAAGCTGACCAATGGTTTCTACGGCGAAGTGCTATCCATCATCACTGACCCTGTTACCTACAACTGGGGCAAAATCTTCCCTGATGTTCAGCTTGTGGACAAAAGCGCAAAGGACGAAAGCGTTGACCTGAACCGAAAGAAGCGCTTCCCAACCCTGACCTGTCGTTCCATCGGCGGCACGTTGACTGGTGCTGTTGAAATCGGCGAGGGCGGCGTTTTGTATAGTGATGACTTGATCGAGGACTTGGAGGAAAGCCTGAATGTTGAGCGCCTGAATAACAAGTACGATGCCTATTTGAACCAGTTGAAAGACCGTAAGAAGCAAGGCGCATTGGAGCTGATGGTCGGCACACGTTGGAACGTGCTTGACCCTCTGGGACGCATCCAAAACCAGTATGCAGATAACCCGAAGTACCGATTCCGGGTGATTCCTGCGGTGGACGAGAACGGACACAGCAACTTCAATTATGACTATGGCGTTGGCTTTGACGATGCCTACTACGCCGACATGAAAGCCAGCATTGATGATGCAACATGGTGGGCAAAGTACATGGGCAAGCCCTATGTGCGTGAAGGTCTGCTATTCCCTGCCGATGAACTGCGGTATTTCAATGGCGTTCTACCTGATGGCGAGCCTGATCGCAAGCTCATGGTCATGGATATTGCATGGGGCGGTGGCGACTTCACGGCTTGTCCTATCGCTTATGTGTACGGTGATGCTGTGTTTATTCCTGACCTTGTGTTCAACAATGGCGATAAGACCGTGACTAGGCCGGAAGTCGTGGGCAAAATCATCCAGCATAAAATCAATGTGGTGCGCGGCGAAGCCAATAACGGCGGTGACGAATATTGTGACGTGGTAGACAGCCAGCTTCGGCAGCAAGGCTATCACTGCTCTGTTCGTAGCCAACGTGCGCCAAGTGGTCAAAGCAAGCTGTCAAGAATCATCCAGTATGCGCCGGACATCAAACGGTTCTACTTTCTTGACGAGAAACACCAGTCGAAAGAGTACAAGGCGTTCATGGAACAGGTGACGATGTTCACGCAACTTGGCAAAGTTCCGCACGATGATGCACCGGACAGTCTGGCACAGCTTGCCGATGAATTGTATAACGGAATCAGTAAAATTGAGCCTGTCAAGAGGCCTTTTTGATTAAAAACACAATATATTGTGTTCGCTGGGTCTATTTATTTGATTCCACTACTTGACAAGGCTTATAATGTACACAGGAAGATTTGCAGCTTCCTCTAAGGAATAGCCCAGCGCAGCAAGGTTTTGTCATTTTTACTTGCTTGGGCGTCAATAGGCATATTCCTCCTTTCGCCGGTGAAGGTTTTCTCACTCTTTCGCCTTCACCGGGCTTTATATGTTGCGTTTCCAATTGTAAGGGGAATGTCAGTCTGCCTCCCCCACGGCTGGCAAGCAACGGTTCGATTCCGTTACGCAGCACAACCAACTGCATGGATTTATTCTCCAAAACCTCCACCGCTATTCCCGGCTCTCGATGCAATGTTTGGACATGACATTGCAAAGAGCAGCGGTTAACCAATCAAGCCGGGGGTTATGTTGCATTAGCTTAGTACGGCTAGAGCATCCGGCTCATAACCGGACATACATTGGTTCAAATCCATTATGCAACACCAAAATTGCAGTTAACCCGTTTACATCTGTCCGACAACTGAATGTAAAGACTGCAATGACTTTCTCTGAGCGGAGATAGCACGGCTGGAAGTGCGAACAGTTTCCCAGTAGCTTCTGACAGGTCTGTGCTCAACAGCCTGTTTCCAGAAATCCAACGAAAGGAGCACAGATGGTAGCAAAAGTCAGATGCAAGCGTCCTCGAAAAGACGCAAACGGCAATCCGTGTGATTGCGGACGTTATCTTGGCGAAGTGGAAGGTAAGTTTTCCCTTCTGTGCCCTCTTTGCCATTGGATTACAATTGGAGATTCCAACCTTCCAAAAGATACATGGGTCTCCGTACCAAAGTTTAAAAACTGAATAGCTTTTGAAGCGCAGTTGTAAGCGCAGTGAGATAGACCTTAACAGGTTTGTCTTGCTGCGCTTTTTATTTTGCCGGAAAGGAGGAACGCATGGCTGAGTATCAGATAGTCGTTGACGGCTTTTTGAATAATCCGCTGACCGGACGTAGACCGATTGAAACTCCAGAGACGGAAATCAATCGGTCAAACGTGCTGAAAGTGGTCATGGGCAAGGCAGAGCCTATTCATCTGCTGAACAAGAACGAGATTCGCTTTCTGCACAACTACTACTTGGGTAGCCAGCCTGTCCTCCATCGCACGAAGGAGTACCACGCTGAAATCACCAACCGCATTGTAGAAAACCACGCCAACGAGTGTGTGGGCTTCTACACAGGTTACATGAGCGGCACTCCTTGCTCTTATGTGCGGTCTGAAACGGCAACTGGTGACGGTGAGGAAATCGCCCGCCTGTCCAATGCTTTGCAGTATGAGGGCAAGGATGCGCTTGATCGGAGGCTTTGGCAGTGGATGTTGGAGTGCGGACAGGGATATCGCATTGTTCTTCCTGACAAGGGGTACAACGGCAACTACCCGGACGAAACGCCCCTGCTGGTGGATGTTCCAAACCCGGATATGGCATATGTGATTTACAACTCCGGCATCGGGCACAAGCCTATCGCCAACGTGCTGCACATCCAACGCAATTATCAGGATGACCTAAACGACCTGATTTGCGTGTATACGCCAAACCAGTACTTTGAAATCGACAACGGCAAGGTCACGAAGTCGGAGAACCATTCTCTCGGAATGCTGCCGATGGTCGAATACAAGCTGAACCCGGAGCTGATGGGTCTGTTTGAACCGGCTATCCCTGTGTTGGATGCCATCAACGACCTTGAAAGCAACCGTCTGGACGGTGTAGCACAGTTCATCCAGTCCATCATGGTGTTTACCAACTGCCTTGTGGACGAAAACGCTCTAAAGCAGGTCAAGGAATTGGGCGCAATGTGCCTGAAATCCACTTCTGGCCTGCCCGCTTCTGTCTCGCAGATTGCAAACGAGCTTGACCAGCAGCAGAGCCAGACCTTGCTTGATTCCATGTTGAACGTGTACCGCAGTCTGACTGCCATGCCTAGTGCCACTGGTAGCGAGAACGCAACGTCCGACAACGTGGGCGCGGTCATCGTCCGCAACGGCTGGAATCACACCGAAGCAAGGGCACAGCAGTACGAGAATATGTTCAAGTACGCTGAACGCCAAAGCCTGTCTGTGATGCTCAAAATCCTGCGTGACACGGCTGGTTCTAAGCTGATGGCAAGTGACATCAACATCAAACTGCCGCGTCGCCAGTACGACAACCAGCAGAGCAAGGTTCAGATTTTTGCGCAGATGATTCAACAGCCGATTGACCCGCAGTTGGCGTTCACCACGCCCGGTCTGTTCCCCGACCCGCAGGCTGCTTACGAAATGAGCAAGCCCTTCCTGATTGCCGCTGGCAAGCTGGGCGAGGATGGGAAAGCACCGAAGCCGCAGAAACAGCTCACAGACCATATTGCCGACAACGACAAAATGGTTGGAGAACAGGCTAATGCAAAGGAAGGAGAGCAAAAATGAAGAAGCTGTTTATTTTCTGCCCGATGAAGAATCGGTCGGAAGAAAATATTCGGATGACGTTTGACCGTTTGCACAAGATTGCCGAAGCAGTGTACGGCGAAAGCCTTGAGGTTATCCCAACCTATATCGAAGATAACCCGCCTAAGTGCAGAACTGAAGGACTTTGGTATCTTGGCAAGAGCATCGAACTCCTTTCGCAGGCCGATTATTTTATCGGTATTTGCGGCGATAACGCCTTTCAGTATAACGGCTGTACTGTAGAAAGCGATGTTGCAAAGTTGTATGGCGTTCCGGTCTATCTTGTTCCGACCGTTTTCTCCGCTCCTGATGTTGCGAAAGCAGAACTGGTTTACAACGGCACAGGGGAACTAATCGACTAAAAATCAATCCGCATTAGCGGGCTGATATATTCCGGCAGGGAAGCCGGGATACAAATTTCGCAGCGTTGCAGGGAAGCAACGGTAAAAAAACGCAGGAGGAAATTAACGATATGAAACTCAATGTGTTGCTTGGTGATGCCTACAAAGAGGGCATGACCGCCGATGAAATCATTTCTGCGCTTGAAAAGGTTGCAGACCCTAACGCAGAGGTTGAGAAGCTGCGCAACGCCGTGACGAAAGCCAATGGCGAAGCTGCTGAGTACAAGAAGCAGCTCAAGGCAAAGCGTACCGATGATGAAAATGCCGCGCAGGAACAGGCTGACAAGCTGGCAGAGATGCAGAAGCAGATTGAAGCCCTGACTGCCGACAAGGAGAACCTCGTCAAGGAAAAGACCCTTGCATCCTACCGTGAGAAGTTCGTTGCACAGGGTTATGACGCTGAACTTGCCAACAAGGCTGCGTCTGCGCTGGCTGACGGTGACATGGACAAGGTGTTTAAGTTCCAGTCGGAGTTTATGACCGCCCATGACACCGCATACAAGGCTTCTCTGCTCAAGGATATGCCCACACCTCCGGGTGCGGATGGCAATGGCGGTTCTGACAGCGAGGGCGTGGCATTTGCCAAGAGCCTTGCACAGCAGAACGCAAACACTTCTAAGGCATCGAGTGACGCAATGAGTGCTTTCCATTAACAAGGAGGAAAACATGAAGTTTACCCGAAACACGGTCAACGGAATCAACGATACCATCCTTGCTTCCAATGACTACACTGCCATTCCCTTTACCGTGACTGAAACTGCTGCGGTTAAGGCTGGCTATCCCATGACGCTGGCTGGCAAGAAGGCTGCTGTGTCCGGCGACACTGGCGCAAAGACCATCAACGCTGATGGCATCCTGCTGTATGACGTTGACCCGGCAGAGAACCCCAATGCCGCCCTGCTGATTCGTGGTGTTATCGACACCAAGAAGGCAGCGGCAAGTTCCAGCTTCACTTTTGACGCTGACGCAATCAAGGCACTCAAGATCGCCGTTCCCGGCATCTTCTGCCGTGACAACATCAGCGTGAACGCTTAATAGGAGGTAAAACAACATGGCACTGAATCTTAAGGAAGTCTTTGCCCCGGCTGCGATTGCCGCCTATTGGACGAATGACCCTACCAATGCGATGCCTTTTGCATCTGATGCACTGTTCCCCGCCAAGAAGAAGGCTGGTCTCGACCTGAAGTGGCTGCGTGGTCACAAGGGCGTGGGCGTTTCCCTGATGCCCAGCGCATTTGACGCAAAGGCTACGTTCCGCACTCGTGAGGGCTTCAAGTTCGATGAGACCGAGATGCCGTTCTTCCGTGAGGGCTACCATCTGGGCGAGAAAGACCGTCAGGAAATCCTGCGCGTTCTGGACAGCAACGACCCCTATGCCCGTGATGTGATGAACCGTCTGTACGATGACACCGCACAGCTTATCACTGGCGCACGCATCGTACCTGAGCGGATGATCTGGCAGCTTCTGGCTCCCACCACTGGCGTTCCCGGCATCACCATCAAGGCAAACGGTGTGGACTACACCTACAATTACGACCCGGACGGCGGCTGGAAATCCACCAACTTTAAGGATATCAGTGGTGTCGCCAAGTCTAAGTGGTCTGCCGCCACCGCTACCCCCATTGCTGACCTGAACGCCGCAAAGGACGCTGTTCTGGCAAGCGTTGGCGAGGTCGTGACTGAGGTGTACATGAACACTGCCACCTTCCGCAACATGATTGCTGCGGACGAGGTGAAGAACCGGTTCATGACCGTCACCGCAAAGGCAAACGCTGTTCTGCTGGACGCCGAAGCACGACAGATTATCGAATCTGCAACCGGGCTGACCATCCATCTGTACGACAAGATGTTCAAGGCAGACCAGTACAGTGCAAGCGAGAAGTATCTGCCTGACGGCATGGTGGTGGTTGCTCCTTCCGGCGCTCTGGGCAGCACTTGGTACGGCACTACTCCTGAGGAAGCCGACCTGCTGTCCGGTCAGTCTGGTGCATCCGTGTCCATCGTGAACACCGGCGTTGCCATCACCACTGAGCTGACCATTCACCCGGTCAACGCAAACGTCTACGCTTCCGAAATCGTCCTGCCGTCCTTTGAGCGCATGGACGCTGTGTACTGCATCAAAGCTTACTAAGGCGAAAGGAGGAAAGCAGCATGGGAGACCAGTATTCCGAAGCGGCAGTCAAGCTGGGGCAGTACATCGCCCCTGCACTTGACCGTGAAATCACGGACGAGGACTACCCACTCTTCGACCTGCTGCTTGATTTTGCCAAAGACAAGATATTTGCTCAGGGCTACCCCTTCGGTAACAGACCGGACGAGCTGCCCTCGCAGTATCAGTCGTTGCAGATACGCATTGCAGCGGAACTGTACAACCATATCGGCGCAAACGGACAGACGAGCTATACCAACAACGGCATTACTCGTGTGTGGGAAAGTTCCGATGTGGCACAGTCCCTGCTAAATGAAGTAGTTCCGAGAGTAGGTGTTATCGGCTGATGTTTAATGGAAGCCCGCTGGATAAGCGCCCGCTGTGGTACTCAAACCCGGTTGGCGGAAAAACGCCTGTTGTTGACGAGTGGGGAAACGAAACCGGCGAAACATCGCAGACGTGGAGCGAACCCGCAAAGCTGATGCTGAACGTCAGCCCGCCTACTGGTTCTGCGGAAGCAAACCCTTTTGGAGCGTTTACGGATTACAGCTACGTTGTCAGTTCGTCCAGCAAAAAGCGCAACACACCGCTTTATGAAGGTACGCACGTCTGGTTTCAGACGGACGTTTCAAAGCCCTTTAATTACATTGTGGTCAAGGTCGCAGAGCATATTACAGACACGAAGTATGCTCTGAAAGAGGTGGCTACAAGTGAAAATTAAAGTGAGGTTGAGCGATGCCGGACTTCGTGATGCGGAACGTCAGATACAGGAGTACAAGACCACCCTGAACAAAAAGGCACAAGAGTTTGCAAAGGCGCTAGCGCAAAAAGGCATTGATGTTGCGACCGTGCGGTTTGCTAACGCACAGTATGCTGGCGACAATGACGTAACAGTTGAGCACGACCCGGTACAAACGCCAAATGGCTTTGCAATCGTAGCGCACGGAAAGGCAGTTGCGTTCATCGAGTTTGGCACTGGCGCACATCACAACGGATACGGCGGTGAACTACCTCCCGGTGTTGGTGCGCATGGCTCCTACGGCAAAGGGCAAGGTGCAAACCGCAGGTGGTACTACTACGGCGAATCCGGCAATGCTGGCACACCTGTTAAGCAGGTGGATGGTAAAGGCCAGTTGAATTACACCGATGGCAACGAGCCAGCTATGGCTATGTGGGGAGCTGTTGAGGAAATGGCTTCTCAGGTCGAAGCAACGTGGAGGGAGGTTTGGAATAGTTGATCGATTATTTCAATTCTATTTTCACGACCGTTGCTAAGGAACTGCGAAAGCAAGTGCCCGGTATCTTCGTCACTGGCGAAATCAATGACAGCAACGTCAAGAAGTTTCCGTGTGTGCAGATAGAGGAAAACAGCAATCTTCCTGTACACATTGATTCTGCTGGTCACAGCAAGTACACTGCCGTTTCCCTGCGTGTGCGGGTCTACTCTAACAAGAACACCGGGCGCATTGCAGAAGCACGTTCCATTGTTGGCATCGTGGATTCCATTCTCGAACCAATGAAATTTTATCGCAAGTCGTTTGCCCCGTTGAATGGGCTGTACAACAATTCCGTCTATCGGATTGATTGCAGCTACGGGGCAACAATCGGAGAGGACGGAATGATTTACCGAAACTAAGGAGGTAAACATTCTATGAGTATTGCTATCTCCGGCCTGAATACCACTCTGTATTGTGGCGATAGCGCAACCGCTCTGACGAAGCTGTGCGACATCAAGGATGTGCCCGACCTGATCTCCGAGCCTAACCTTCTGGATGCCACCACCCTGTCTGACCCTATGCAGGTCAACATCTTCGGCATTATCCAGAGCGACACCAAGTCTTTCACTGCCAACTACAACAAGACTGACTACAAGAAGGTCAAGGAAGCTGGCTACGATGAGACTTCCGAGAGCAACACCGTGAAGTATTACGCCCTGAAGATGCAGGACGGTTCCGGCTTCACTTGGCAGGGTATGCATCAGGTTGGCTTGTCCGGCTTTGGCGTGGACGAGGTCGTGGAAATGACCATCAACTGCATCTTCACCAAGAAGCCTGAGTTCAGCGAGACCCTGACCGTCACTGGCGGCTAAACCGCAAAAATCGAATCAATCAAACCGGGCAGAACTGAACAACGGATTTGGTTCTGCCCCTATTTATAAAGGAGAGCATTTATTATGGCTGCTAAGGTTATCAACTTTCATTCCCCCGATGGCAAGAACACTTATGAACTGACCTTCACCCGTGACAGCGTGGAAGCCACCGAGCGTGCAGGCTTTCAGATTGGTCAGTACACTCAGATGACCAATCTGCTGTCCAACTCCCGTGCCCTGTTCTACGGTGCTTTTATCGCACGGAACAAGGGCATCAAGCGCAAGGTCGTGGACGAGATGTTCCAGCACATCGAGGAGAAGGAAGACCTGATGGGTATTCTGCTTGAGATGTTTATGGACGCTTCCAAGTCCTTGCTGGCAACTGATACCGAGGACAAGACCGCAAAAAACGCAACGTGGGAGATTGTGTAACCGCACAATCTCAGGAATCAGACGGAGGGGGAGAACCGTTTTCCTTCTCCAAGCTGTTCCACGATGTAGAAGCCTATTACATCTCCATCGGCATGACCTACGAACAGTTCTGGCACGGCGATGTCTGGCTGGCTAAGGTATACCGTGACGCAGAGGAGCTGCGGGAACGCAGAGCCAACGCAGAAGCATGGAGAAACGGCTTTTACATGGCATCTGCGCTTTCCTCTACGGTTGGCAATATGTTCCGAAAGAAAGGGTCTAGCCCCATCAAGTACATGGATAGACCGATTCCCCTTACTCAAAAGGAGAAAGACGAGTATGAATACCAACGCGCAGTTGAGGCGCAGGAGCGAATCAAGAGAATGATGTTCTCTATGATGGAAAGTGATGGTGGTAGTGATGGCTGATGTTGATATTACGAGCTTATCCGTAGAGATTTCTGCGGAATCGCAGGGCGCAGAGCTTAATATCGACAAGCTCGCTACCGCCATTTCTAATTTGCGCACAAAGGGCAACGTCACAAAGGTTGTGAACAGCCTTGACAGGCTGGCTGGTTCCATTGCAACGCTGAAGCAGGCATCCACTGGAATGTCCGGGCTGGACAAAATCACCAGCTTTCTAAATGGGCTTTCCAACGTCAACACGACCGCAAGCGCAAAGAGCATCAACACGGTCGTGAACGCAATCAAGAAGATTCCTGCGGCTGTATCTGGCTTGAATGGCGTGGACTTTTACTCCATTTCTGGTAGCATCACTCAGCTCACTAACGCTTTGGCTCCGCTGTCCATTCTGGACGCATCGAGCCTTAAAGCTCTTGGCAGTGCTTTCAATGCGATCGGAAAGGTTCCTGACCTGACCGACACGCTGAAAGCAACTGACCTTGATTCTTTTGCAAGCTCTTGTCAGAAGATTTCTGCTGCTCTTGCTCCCCTTGCATCTCAGCTTGACAAGGTGGGTAACGCTTTTGCAAAGCTCCCTCCGCAATTGAGCAAGGTGGTCACACAGGCTAACCGTGTGACCGCTGCCAACGAAAAGCAGCGCAAGAGCTATCTCAGTCTGTCCAATCAGATGAGCGGTTTTATGCGGAACATGGCAAAGCTAGTTTCGTTGAAAGCTATCGCTGAGTATCTTGGCAACGCTGTTGCGAAGTTCAATGACTTCTATGAAGCAACAGACCTGTTCCATAATGCTATGGGCAATTTGAGCGGTGAAGCCGATACGCTCATTAGCAAGATGCAGGGCTTGCTTGACGTTGACCCGACCAAAGCGATGACCTACATGGCCACTATCCAGAGCTTAGGTACTTCGTTTGGTCTGACCAGCGACAAGGCATACGTTCTGTCCAAGAACCTGACCCAGCTTGCCTATGACGAAGGCTCCTATTGGAATAAGGACGTTGCAGAGACCTTTACCGCAATGTCCTCCGCAATCTCTGGTGAGATTGAGCCTATTCGCCGTTTGGGCGTTGATCTGTCTCAGGCACGGTTGCAGCAGGAGCTTCTTGCTTTAGGCTTTAACAAACAGGTTTCTAGCCTGTCTCAGGCAGATAAGGCAGTTTTGCGTTACATTGCCATTATGAAGCAGACTGCCAACGTGCAGGGCAACCTTGCACAGACCATCCAGAGCCCTGCGAACCAGATTAAGATTCTGAAAGCGCAATTGGATATGCTGGCGAAGTCTGTTGGCTCTTTGCTCTACCCTGCCATGAAATCTATTCTTCCCCCGCTGATTGCCGCCGTTCAGCTCATTCGGGAGTTCGTTCAGTGGGTGGCAAAGCTGATGGGCGTGAAGGTCGTGTTCACCGATTTCACTAAGAGTGCTGGCAGCGTTGGCGGCATCGGTGACGCAATGGATGACACAACCGATTCGACAAAGAAAGCCGCCAAAGCTCTCAAGGACTACACGATGGGTTTTGATGAACTGAACATCATTGACCCAACACAAGGAAGCTCCGGCTCTGGCGGCGGTGCATCTGCCGGCAACATCTTGGGCGATGTAGACCTGTCCGGCTACGATATGTTCAAGCAGTACAACGAAGAGTTTGCAAAGCAGATTGATGCTATCAAGCAGAAAATCAAGGCTATGCTTCCTCTTATAGCGACTGTAGCAACCGCCCTTGCTGCTTGGAAGCTCACAAATCTTATTACGGATATTGTGGATGCTATTTCCAAAATGAACGCATTGAAATCCATTGTTTTGGGTCTTGGCGTTTTTACAGTAGGTGTCGTTCTTGAAATTACAGGCATTAAAGACGCGATTGAAAATGGCGTAAATGGGAAAAATTTCGCCGAAATTGTTCTTGGTGCTTTGATTGGAACTACAGGCGCAGCCATTCTCGGTAAAGGAATTGCTCAGTTTATCGTGACCGGCTTTGGCAATACTGCTGTTGGAGCGGCCATTAAAGCGGCTGGTGGCTCTACTGCTGGCGCGATTATTGGAGCAGCAGTTGGCGGAGTAGTAACCGGCATACCTATGTTTGTAACGGGCGTTTACGATGCTGTCAAGAATGGCTTAAACACGTTAAACGGAATTTTGATTCCGCTTGGCTCGACAATGGCTGGCGCAGGCATTGGTGCAATTATCGGTTCTCTTGGTGGCCCGATTGGTACAGGCATCGGTACGCTGATTGGTTTGATTGTTGGTGGTCTGACCGATGTCGGAATTGCGATTTATCAAAACTGGGACAAAATTACAGAATCTCTCGACAAGGCAAGCGAGAGCTTAAAAAACTGGTTTGTCGGCGTTGGCGAGTGGTGGAATGAAAAGTGGCAAGGGTTCAGCGCTAATTTTCAGACTGCATGGGACAGCTTGCCCGGATTTGTTCAGCATCCAATTCAGGCGCTTAACCAAGCAAGCGCAGGCTTAAAGCAGTGGTTTGCTGGTGTTGGCGAGTGGTGGAACCAGAAGTGGGCCGGATTCAAAGAAAACTGGGACAAGGCTTGGAACAGTTTGGTTGATACAATTAAAAATCTCCCTGCAAAATTTTTGGACTATGGCAAAAACATCGTTCAGGGCTTGATTGATGGTATCAACAAAGGAATTGAGAATGCAAAGAAAACTGTTGGTGGACTTGCAAAGGCTATTCTAGATAAGTTCACGACAGATACTGGCATCCACTCTCCTTCTAAAGTCTTTGAACAGTTCGGTATCTACATCGACCAAGGCCTTGCAAACGGTATCACTGCAGCACTTCCTTACGTTGAACAGGCTATGACTAATCTGGCAAACGTTGTTCAGCAGAAGGGCAACGAGATGATTGACTATGGCACGACCACCGCAACGAATTTTGTTAATGGCTTCTTCAACGGTCTGGACAGTAAGTGGCAGGAGCTTGACTCCGGCTTGCAGAATGACTTCTTCGGCACGGTACAAAATCTTTGGAATGCTGTGCAAAACGGCGACCTAAAAACAATTGGTACGACTACTGCTGCTATTATCTGGCAGGCGATGGGAGAGGAAAACCGAAATCAGGTAAAAGCATATGCACAAAGCTTTATTTCCAATATTTCCGGCGTTTTAAAGGACGCATCTAAAACCCTGTTTAACGAAGCGTTAAAAGTTGGCAAGGTCATTTGGAGCGGCATCACAAGCAATTTTGGAAAAATCGTAAAGAGCGTTTCCAATCTTGGAACTACGATTTCTGCATCAATTAGCGCATTGAAGGTGCCTTTAGCCACTACTGGCACTGCAATCAGTCAAGGCCTTTTCGGTGGTCTTGTAAGCTCTTTCCCTGAAATTTTTGCCGCAATGGGTAGCTTGATTGGAACTGTTGGCTCTGCGTTTGTTGGCCTTCTTACTTCTATTGCCGCCGCGCTTTCGTCTACAGTTTTCGGCATTCCTGTAGCACTTATTGTGGGCGCAGCTGCAATTGCCCTAGGCGCTGCGATTGTTGGTATTGTAAGCAATCTCGGTGGAAAATATTCAACTGACAATTCTTCTTATGTCGGAACCCCTGAATACGATGCTTCTACAGGTTCCACCACTTCTGCAAATGGATACTACAGCAATACATCATCCGGGTCAACAAGCTCTTCCGATCTGCAAGGCGCGGTTTATAACGGCTGCTATAATGCGTTTCTTGATATTTTCCAGCGCTATGGTGACGAAATTACCGGTGGTAAGGAAGTCAGGCTGTTCATTGACGGAAAGCAGATTACTGCTTCGGTCGAAAAGCAGCAGGCTGACCGTGGCGTGCAAATTATGGGGACGGAAGTGTATAGCTATTAAGGAAGGAACGGTGAATTATGCAAGCTCTTGTATCAGTGAACGGCGTAGATTTGCCAGAGCCTTCCTCTTATAGCGCAACGACTTCAACCATCGTTGATTCTGGCCGAAACGTGCAAGGCAAGGTTGTTGGCTCTGTGGTTCGACACGATGTTGCAAAAGTGGCTCTTAAGTGGAAATACCTTACCGCAAAACAATGGGCTTCCGTCATCGGCCCATTCACTACAAACTTTTATTGCACGGTACGATTTTACAATCAAGCAACAGCTTCTTATTCCACACGTCAGATGTATGTTTCCGATCGAACAGCCGGAATGTGGCGAAGGGGCCCAAACACCGGAAATGTGATGGGCTGGACGGATTGTTCTTTGAGCCTGGTTGAGGTCTAAAGGTGGTGATTTTATATGTCTGTAAAGCCGTCCGATAAGTGGCTTTCACAATATAATAATACGCTTGTACCCGAAACTTTTATTCAGATTACTTATCATGCAGCTGATGATGCGGCGCAAACGGACGCTATTGCAAGTTCAGGTTCGCAAACCGTGTTTAGTAATGCGGCATCCATCACTGACCTGGACATTTCCACTTCTGGAAATTACGCGACTGCTGAAACTAATTTTTGGGTTTTAGATGGAAGCTTTGATATCGTCCCGAATTCTGAACCGTATCAAGAATGCGGCTATGTAAGCGGTGAATGCGTATCAAGCTCCAATTATCCAACCATCACATTTTCTTTTAGTAAAAGCCACGAAGAAAAAATACCGGGTCTGACAATCATTTGGTCTGAAATTTTAAATGAATGGGCAAAATCATTTAAAGTTTCCGCTTACAAAGGAACCGCTCTTCTTTTGGAAAAGCAAATTGACAACAACGATTCCGCCGAAACTTCAATTGAATTTGAGATTTCCAATTATGATTTGGTTATTATTGAAATTCTTGAATGGTGTATTCCAAACCGAAGAGCTCGTATCTCGCAAGTGGAATTTGGACAACGTGTGAAATTTAGCAAAACAGACCTTCTGTCGTATTCCCATAAATCAAAGAGAGACCCAATTTCCGGTCAACTTTCCAAGGATTCAATTTCTTTTTCCGTTGATAACAGCGATCAAAAATGGAATCCTATCAACCCAGACGGTCTCTACAAGTATCTGTATGAACGCCAAGCTGTTTTTGTAAAGTATGGCATGGACTTGGACGGACAGACTGAATGGATTAACGGAGGTAAGTTTTACCTTTCTAGTTGGAACATTCCTTCTAATGGCATTACCGCTTCCTTTGAAGCTCGAGATGCTTTGGTGTTTTTAATCGATTCACTATATACCGGAAGGAAAAGCGGAACTTTATACGAAATGTGTTATGACGCTTTGGAACTTCTTGATGTTTCCGGTATCAGCTATTACATCAATGAATCTTTGAAGGATTATACAGCTGATTTTAACAACGGAAATTCTTCGTATAAAAACGCTGATGTGCTACAGCTTTCTGCTAACGCAGCCGGTATGGCTTTGTATCAGACAAGAAACGGTGAGATTCGGATTGACCGGGTTCCGTACCTTCCTGAAAACAAGTCCGACATTTATGAAATCACTGAAATCAATGATTATCAGTATCCGGAAATCACTTTTTCTAATAAGTTAAAAAACATCTCTTACTCTCTAAATGGAGTTTCGTCATTGTATCCGAATGGTGCTACTGGCGATGGCGTTACGCAAAGTGTAAACAATGCGCTTATCTCTTCTTCCATCGTTTCCCAGCCAAAAAATGTTCTAACTGAAAGCTATAAAGTGCTTTCTAACCGTCGAAAAGCCACCCTGTCTTATCGTGCCAGCCCACACAACGATGCTCTTGATTTTGTCAAGCTCAATCATCAGTTTGGATATTCTTCTAACTTGTTGATTACGGACGTTTCTTACACGTTTAATGGCGGCTTTAAGGGCTCCGTTACCGGGTATATGATTGAAGATGTTGATTCGTTACAAATCGATGCTTCTGAGATTTACTTGCATCCTTCCGACACGATTACGCTCACTGCAACGCTTACCCCTGCATCTGCCGATTCCCCTGTTATTGTTTGGAATGCATCTCCTGCTGGCATCGTTGAGCTGAATGTTATCAAGAACGAACGTGGTGTATCTGTCTGCAACGTCACGTATTTACACAGTGGAAATGCAACGATTACAGCTACAGTCGCAGGCCTTTTCGCTTCTTGCAAGGCTACTACGATTGCGGACGAGATTTCCAACCTCAAAGAAGGCGATACCGTTTACATCTCCGTCGCTGGCGTTTATACTGCTTTTCTTGTCTCAAAACATAATTACGAACCGGAATTAAATGGTAAAGGGAGAACGCTTCTTGCTCTTAAAGACGCGAAAACAGAAAACATTGCGTGGGATAGTAAAATGACAACTCCCGCAGAGTATTCGACCAGCAGTATTGATGCCTTATTAAACGGAAACGTAAAAAATTCTTTTTCTGATTTTATGCAGAAAAAAATCGGCAAAACTACTTTTTATTATACTCCCGCGTTCAAAAAAAAT